AGCCGCGTGTTGCGGGCGATCCCGTTGGGCACCACGACGTACTGCTGCGCGTGCTGGCTGCGGTGGATCGTTATGCCGCCGCCGCTGCTGGTCACTCGCCGCTCCTAAGCCGCTGCGGTGGTGGGGGTTGGCGCAGTCGGCGTTGACGCAGCCGGTGGCGCCGGCCTCGAACTGGCACGTGGCGTGCTGTCGGCTGCACAGCGGGCATCCGCTGCCGCTCGGCGCGGCCGGCTTGGCGTCGGCTTTCTTCCGCTCGGTGCACGTCGCAAAATGCGGCATGGCGCGTTTCTCGTGCGGCCGCGGCTGCTCGTCCTGCGCCAGGACGCGGGCGCGCAGGACGCCGTGGGCGTCCCGGTAGACGGCGACGTTGCCTGCCGGGTCGGGCAGCGGGTTGAGCGGCATGGCCTTTCCGGCGGCGGTGCGGCCGAACACGAAGGTCTCGCCGCAGGCGCACAGTTTGGGCTGCTCCCGGCCGGGCCGCTGGGCCGGGGGCATCAGTCGGTGTCCTTGAGCTGGCGGGCGGTGCCGTCGGCGATGCCGGCCAGGATGGCGCCGAGGTCGCTGCCGTCCTGCCCGGCGATCGCCTGGATGCGGTCGAGCACGTCGGTGGCCTCGCGGGCCTGCTTGAGTGTCAGGTCCTCGGCTGCGGCCAGCCGCAGCGGCGCGGCGTCGCCGGCGGCGAGGGCGCCGAGGGCGAGCAGCCTGTTCTCCGCGCCTGCTTTGCCTGCCATGCCGGCCCGCTCGAGGCGGCGGGTCAGCGCCGCGGCGATCCGGTCGCGGTTGCGGATGTCGGTGGCCTGGTCGGGAGGTGCAGCCGCGCGCTCCGCCTCGAGGCCGGCCGCCTCGGGGTCTGCTGCTGCGGCTGCACCTCCCGTCCCGGCGCGGACCCCAGTGTCGCTTGCGCGGCCATCCGCTCCGGGCTCTTGGGTCGCGGCGGCGGGGGGTTCCGGTCCGGCCTCCGTCCCCGCCGCCGCTTCTGTCCGCTGCGAGGCCATCCCCGGTGCAGCGGAAGTCTCAGGTTCGTCGTGCACGACCTCGCCCTGGACCACGGTGCCGTAGTTGATGTCGGCTTCCCACGCGGCCGCTGGCGCCCCGGCACGGCTCGGGGTGTCGGCGCTGTCGGCCTTGGCGTCGGCCATGAGCAGCTCGACCAGCTCCGGCGACTTCGGCGCCCATTTGGCCTCGCGGCGCACCGCGGTCTTGAGCCACATCGCGTCGAAGTCGGTGTGCCACGCCGAGTTGCGCTTCCCGTTCGACTCGGCCCGCTGCCAGGACTTGGACCGGTTGTCGCGGACGTCGATGGCTTCCTGGCGGGTGACGATCTCGACCTCGGTCCGCGACCCGTCTTTCAGCGTCACGTAGCAGTAGGCGAGGATGACCGGGCCCCGGTCGACGGCCTCGCCGTTCGCGTCGAAGCGGCGAGGCTTGTGGTAGAAACCCTGGCCGTCGCCGTATCCCTCGGCCCATTCGTCGTTGCGGTGGATCAGCTTGGCGGTCACCTTGGCGACCTGGCCGGTCCGGTAGAACATCTGGACCAGGCCCTGGTACTGGGCGATGAACGTCGCCGTGTCGCCGAACGGGACGATCGTGGCCTCGTCGGTGAAGGGCATCAGCCCGTACCGGGCCGCCTCGAGCAGCGCAGCCAGCAGCGACGCCCGGTTGCATTTGGCGAGCGCGGCGGCCTGGTCGCTGTTCTGCAGCCCGGACAGCACGACCCGCATGAAGTAGTCGGGGGGGATGTGCCGGGGGAGCTGCTTCTCGAACTCCGGCCGCATATCATGGAGCATTGCCCGCAGTTCCCGGCGCTCGACCTCCTTGCCGGTAACGGCACCGGGCTGCTTGTCAGGCTGTGCGGCGGCGTCGCGGACGTTCTGTCGTGGCATGGCGTCACTCCCTGGTGAGGTTGATCCGGTCGACGGGGCTGGACTTGGCGCACGCGGCCGCGGCGGCCGGCCAGTCGGCGCGCAGCCGCTTGACGTCGATGCGCTGCTGGCTGAAAAGGGACCGGAAGGCGACCCGGTCGCCGTGGCTGTCGACGGCGCGCAGCGCTTTGCCCATCGCGGCGCGCAGCTCGTTCTCCGCCTGGCCCCACCGCTTGTCGCCGGCTTTCTGCGCGGCCTTGGCTGCGCGCAGCTCATCGCGCAGCGCGTCCGGGATCTCGGTGTCGCGGTCCTCGGCGTCGGCGTACACGCGTTTCAGCGCGCGGGTGGTCTGCGGCCGCCAGTCGACCGGCGGCGGCTCGGCGCGGGCGACCCGCTCGAGGAAGGCTTCGGCCTCGGCGAGCATCACGGCAATGTCGGCGTCGGCGTCGGCGTCGCGCGCGATCCGGTAGGTGCGGATCGACCGGCCGTTCGTGAACAGCACCGGCATCCAGACCTCGGCCGCGCCGGAGACGTGCATCTCCCACAGGTCCTGCGCGAGGTAGTGGGGCGGCACCTCATCGCTGCCGTCGGGCCCGTACCCGTCGTAGGTCGCCGAGGTCTTGATCTGCACCGGCACCGGCGGCCGCCAGAGGTGGCGGGCGAGCCGGTCGAAGGTCGCCATTGCCCACGGTTGCCCGTCGGCGGCGTACAGGCCGCCGTCGGCGACGGCGAGTTCGCGGTGCTGCTCGGCGAAGATCTCGCCGACGAGGCCTTCGAAGTGGCGGCCGATCCGCATCGACAGGCTGTCGTCCTGCTCATACCCGGCGGTCTTTTCGTAGTAGACCGACGAGGCGGTGCCGTAGGCGCCGGGGACGCCCATGATCGCGGCGATCTCCGAGGCGGTCACGCCGCGGCGGCGGACCTCGAGCCAGCGGCTGCGGTCGGCCTCGACCTGGCCGGCGTCCAGTAGCAGCTTCACCGGGCTCCGCCTCCCTGGCGCTTGCGCCGCTTGAGCGCGGCCTTGAGGGTCGGGCTCGGCCTGCCCGGGTTGGCGAGGATCCCGCGCTCGCCGCGGGCCTGGCATTCGTAGAGGCCGGTGCTGTCGTGGCACCAGCCGAGGTCGGTGTCGGCGCACCGCTCGCCGCAGTTCACGCACGCGTCCCGCTGCTGGCCGCTCATGCGCGGCCGCCGGGGTTGAAGGAGACGGTGGCTGGCGGCTGTCGCGGCCGGGCGCGTTCGCGTTCGTCGGCGCGGATGGCTTTCTCCCAGCAGCGGCCGCATCCGAACTTCTCGTTGTGTGACCGGCCGCGGGCGATCGGCTGGTCGTGGCCGGCCAGCTCGCACATGACCTGGACCTCATCGGCGAGCGGGTGCTTGTAGTTGAACCAGAACGCGTCGACCGACACCGGCCGCGGCTTCCCGCCTTTCGGCCGCGCGGCTTTGCTGCCGGTCCGGCGGATCGCCCGGGCCTGCCGGACGGCCTCGACCGCGTCGCCCGCGGTGACCAGGCCGTCGCGGACCCGCTGCCGGGTCGGCTGGTCCAGCTCGAGGAACGTCAGGTAGTGGCTGATCGTCGAGGTCCGCAGCCCGGTCATCTCCGCGATCCGCGCGGGCGTGTATCCGAGGTCGCGGAGCTGGCCCAGCTTCTCGGCCTTCTCGACGGGCCCCATGTCGAGGCGCTGCCAGTTCTCGGTCAGCATGGTGGCGATCGCCCCGGCCGGCCCGCGGGTGACGGGCTCGCGGATCGTGACGGGGACCTCGGCCATCCCGGCGGCGCGCGCTGCGGCGAGGCGCCGGGCTCCGGCGGTGACGAGGTAGCTGCCCGGGTGCTGCGGGTCGGGCTCGACGACGACCGGCTGCAGCAGCCCGGTGCGGCGGACCGATTCGGTCAGCTCGCTCAGGTCGCCGTGGTCGCGCCGGTTGGCCGGGTGCGGCCTCAGCAGCGCCACGGGCACGAAGTCCTGCCGGTCGGCGCTCATGCGGTCGCCCAGAAGGTCGCGGCGCCGCGGGTCAGCACCGGCCACAGGTTCGGGTAGAACGCGACGCCACTGGCGGTTCCGGCGGTCCAGCAGACGGCCGTCAGGCCGGGGTAGCCGTGGACGCCGAGGACGCTGGTGATCGTCACCCAGCCGTGCGCCGGGGCACGGCCGTGGCCGGGGACGTCGTGCTCGCCGATGAAGGCCAGGAGGCCCGGTGCGAGCTGCCGGGCGGCGCGGGTGACCTCGGCGGGTGTGCCGCCGGCGGGTGGCTTGGGGTAGGGATTCGCGTACACTGTCGCCTGCTCAGGGGTTTGCGTGCGTGCGGGAACGTGCGAAGGAGGCCCGCCGCGGATGACGCGCCGGGCCTTCGTGCTGTAAGGACCGGGCCGGCGCGGCCTCGGCCGGGACGACCCGGCTGCGCTCCAGGTAGTCGGCGAGGTCGGCCTCGCTGATCCGGTAGTGGCCGCCGTTCGTGCGTGTCCTGATCGCCCGCAGCTCGCCGCTGGCGATCAGCGCGCGGACCGTGTCGCCTGTCAGGTGGAGCCGCTCAGAAACCTCTGTGACCGTGAGCACCGCTGTCCTCCGGGTTCGGGGGGTCTGCAATCTTGCGCGGGAATCGTTGAGCAAGTAACGGGAAACTTAAAGCAAGAACGGCCAGGTTTCAAGGCCAACTTTGGGAATGGTAGGCAAGTTACGGGGACCTGCTTTACCGCTACGTTTCCCTTCCCTTCCCTGCTTTCCCTTGACTTCCGGGTATTTGGCGGGCAGCATGCGCGTGTGGATCAACCGCCCGGAATCGGGTCGCAGATCCGGCGTGCCCGTGAGCTCCGCGGCTGGTCGCAGGAGGAGCTGGCCCGCCGGGCCGGCGTCAACCGCAAAACCGTGGCCAACATCGAGCTCGGCCGGACCGCGAAGCTCCGCAACGCGACCAGCCGGTTCGAGGTCGCGCTCGGCGTGAGCCTGTCGCCGTCGGGCCGCTCGCCGGAGGAGGAGGCCGTCGAGCGGCTGCGCCGCCGCCTGTCCGATCCGGAGGCCGGCCTGCCGCCCGAGACGGTCCGCGTCCTGGTCGACCGCTACCGGCTGCTGATCCGCGAGAACGACGACCAGGGCAGATGGTCGGTTTAGCGCGGCTCCCGGTGCGGGGTGCTGCTGTGCGGGAAGCGGCCAGGGGGCCGCGGGAAAGCGACGGGCGTATGAGGCTCAGGTTCCTGAGAAGCCGGGTCGGCGATCTCTCGCGCGAGGTCGAGGACCTCCGCCGCGAACGCGACCAGATCGAGCACGTCGCCGAGGCGTTCTACCTCGCGGGCCAGGAGGACCAGCCTGGCGGCCAGGTGCGGCACCTCGAACCGCGGCAGCCGGAGGATCCCGGCGGCCCGGAGCGGCGGCTGCGCCTGGTCGCCAGCGACGGCGAGGCCACCGGGGCGCCTCGCCGCTCCCCGCCCAGGCCTGCCGGGCCGCGGCGGCGGCGGAAGGCCGGGATCATCGCCACCGGCGCGTCGGCCGCGCTGCTGTCCGCGGCCGCGGCCGGGACCGGCGCCGTGCTCTGGGTCGAGGACGAAAGCCCGCCCGCCGCGCGGCCGCCGCTGCACCTCCCGCACTCGCCTTTATCGTCGGGCTCGCCGCCGCCGCACTCGAGGCGCCCGGCGCCGGCGTCGCCCCGCCCGCACGAGATCCCCGCGGTGCTGCCCAGCCCTGCCGCGCATCCGAGCGCCGCCACATCGCGCCCGGCGCGAGGTACTGGCGTCTCGCAGTCACCGCCGCCCGCGTCGCCGGCCGCCAGCTCGCCGCCGCCATCTCCGTCGCCGTCGCCGTGCATGACGGTCGTCAAGATCAGCGTGTGCCTGACCCCGAGGCAGGCGGGCTAGGTGGCTGTTGCTAGCTCGGGGCGCCTGACCTCGGATGTAACACTGGAACCAGCAACCGCCCAGCCAGGGAACCAGCCGTGAGCAATGTCGCGCTGTATGTCCGGATCAGCAAGGACCGCAGCGGCCGCGCCGAGGGCGTCGCCGTGCAGGAGCGGTACGGCCGCGCCTACGCCGCCGTGGTGTGGCCGGGCCTGCCCGTCGTGGTCTACTCCGACAACGATCTGTCGGCCGCCGAGGACGACGTCTGGCGCCCCGGCTACGAGAAGCTCCGCGAGGACCTGGCCGCCGGCGCCGTCAGCCAGGTCTGGGCCATCGAGCAGTACCGGCTGCAGCGCCGCGAGATCGGCTGGTTCGAGCTGGCCGCCGAGCTGGTCGCCGCCGGCATCGACGAGGTCCACACGCGCCGCGACGGCATCGTCCGGGTCGGCGATGAGATCGCCGGCATCAAGGCCGTTCTCGCCGCCGCCGAGGTCCGCCGGATGAAGAAACGCGTGCACGACCGCCTGGACGACAACGCCGCCCGCGGCCTGGCGCCGGGCTCGGTGCTGTTCGGCTACCGGCACGTGCCGGCCGAGGGCGGCGGCAGCACCTACGCCGTCGTGCCCGCCGAGGCCGACGCGATCCGCGAGGCCGCCGTGCTGGTCCTGGCCGGCTGGTCGCTGACCTCGGTCGCCGCGGCGATGCGCGCCCGCGGCCTGGCCGGCGTCCGCGGCGCTGCGCTGCAGCCGAGGTCGGTGCGTAACTGGCTGACCCGGCCGACCGTCGCCGGGTGGCGCGTGCACCGCGGCGTCATCACCGGCCGCGGCGCGTGGGAGCCGATCCTCGACGAGGACACCTGGCAGGCCTGCCGCGCCCGCCTGTCCGGGCCCCGCACCGTCACCCGCTCCGGCGGCGGCGCCTACCCCGTCGGCGCCGAGCACACCGGGTCGCCTGGCCGCCGCTACCTCCTGTCGGGCGGCCTCATCCGCTGCGGTGTCTGCGACGCGCCGATGGCCGGGTCGATCAAGCAGCTCAAGGGCGGCGCCCGCCGCGGCGGCCGCGACGTCCCGTACTACGTGTGCCACCCCGCGCAGGGCGGCCGCTCCTGCACCGGCGTGTCGCTCGAGCCGGTGGAGGCGCACGTGACCGGCGAGCTGTTCGCCCGCCTGGACAAGCCGGAGTTCCTCGACGCGATCGCCGAGGACGCGCACGCGGCCCGCCGCGACGAGATCACCACGGCGCTGTCCGCCGTCGACGGCCGCCGCGCCAGCCTCGCCGCCGCGTGGGGCGAAGGCGGCCTGTCCTCGGCTGAATGGCAGGCTGCCCGCGGTGCTCTCGCCGACCGGGAAGCCGCGCTCCGCGCCGAGCTGGCCGACAAGCGGCCGCCGCCTGCCCGCGACGGCATCGCCGCCGCCCGGGCCGCGTGGCCGAAGATGACGCTCGGGGAGCAGCGCGAGTTCCTGCGCATGTTCATCGCCGCGGTGACCGTGTCCCGGGCGACCCAGGTCGGCGGCCGGTCGCCGTCCGTCGACCTCGGCCGCGTCGCCATCACCTGGCGCCGGAAATAAAGCCGCTCACCTGCGGAAACGGATTACGCCGCTCGCTTACACTGTGCTACGCTGTAGGTGTGCCCAGCCAAGCAGGAGGAACCGTGAACGCCAGCACCGCGATCTACTTCGTGAACACCTACGACTCGAAGGGCCGGCCGTTCGAGGAGGACAGCGCCGTGTTCTCCGCTGCCGAGCTGGGCGACGCCGAGGCGCTCCGGCAGGCGAACGAGGCCTACGACTGGTACCTCGAGCGCGGCGCCGCCGTGAAGCTGCTCAAGGTCACCTGACTCCCCGCAACGCTGGCCCGGCTGGATCTACCGGCCGGGCCGCTTTGCTGCCTGGCGAGAAACTTTCGCAACTCGCGCCGTGAAACTCGCGGAAACGCACGAAAGCCCAGGCCAGCGGCTTAACCCGGTCTTGCGTTCGGCCGCGAAACCCGTGCAATCTGTCGGGCATGACCAGCCAGAGCTCCACCCGGGATGCCACGCGCCCGCCGCGCGCGGCCGCGCCCGCTGGCGCCCCGGAAACCGGCGAGCTGGTCCTCGACGACCCCGCCGCCCTGGCATGGGCCGCCCGCATGATCCGCACCGCGCTCGCGCGCCCCGACGCCAGGAGGCAGCCGTGAATCTCGCAACGCTCGACATCCCGCCCGCCGAGGCGAAGGCCCGGCTCGCCGAGTACGAGGCCGCCGTCCGCGTCGAGCGCAACGCCCAGGACGAGGCGATCGCGATGGGCTACCGCGCCGCCGCTCGCGGCCTGCAGGTAATCCGCCTGTCGGAGACGATCCGCGCCGGCGGTTTCTTCGAGGACAAGGCCCGCGGCGCCGGCTTCCCGCGCATCGCCGTCGGCCAGGCCACCGAGACCGAGTGCCGCGTGCACTGGGATTATCACCGCGGCCTGGTCTACTTCCACGGCGACAGCCTCGACAACCGCGGCGCGCTGGTCGGCGCGCACAGCATTCGCGTCCCCGGCATCGACAAGCCGGCCGGCGCGGACTGGCGATCCGGGCGGACGATCATGCCGCTGATCCCGCCGCGGCACCGCCCGAAGTTCCGCCGCCTCCGGCACTGCCACCTCCTCTGGGAGGTCGAGTCGTGGGAGCTGATCCCGCCCAAGGACCCGGCGCTGATCCGCCACATCCGCGGCGACCTGTGGGCCGTCCTGTCGGTGTGGGACCTGACCGAACTCGAGCGCGCCGTCCTGGCGATGTGATGGCTCGCCGCCCGCGTGACCAGTCGCGCCTCGACGCCGCGCAGCACACCAGCGAGGAGCGCATGGCCCAGGCGATTAAGGCCCGGCTTGCCACGCTGCCGCACGGCGCTCCGGATCCCGCGCCGGGCCCGCGTGACTGGACAATCGGCGGCCGCCGCAACGGCAGGACGGCACGGCTCGCCGCGATCCAGGACGAGCTGGGCGGCGTCGGCCGCGTCATCCCGGCGTCGGCGCCGCGGCTGACAGCGCACGCGCGCATCACCCGCTACAAGGCTGGCGGCCGGCTCGTGCTCACTCCGGCGCAGCGCCGCCGCGTCCTGCATAAGGCTGGCGGCCGCCGCGGCCTGACCGCGCCGCAGCGCCGCCTCCTGGACCTGCGGTGATCATCACCCTGTCCTGCGGCCACGCCGCCGAGGTCGGCGACCGAGACGGGATCGTGGTCGGCGCGTGGATCTCGTGCTGGGCTCTCATGGATCCGGCGCCCGGCTGCCAGGCGCAGCGCCGCGTGGTCGCCGTCGGCGACTGGATTGAGCCGGCCATAGTGCCGGCCACAGCCGAGCAGGCTGCCAGTGACGCAGCAGCGACAGTCGCCATCGAGCGACGTCTCAGGGAAGTGCCGTGATCCTGCCGCAGCGGCCGACCGTCGCCGAGGCGATCCTCCGCCGGCTCGCGGGCCGGTGCGAGATGCATGACCGGCCGAGCGCGTGGCATATCGCCGTGCTCGAGGCCACGCTCGGCGTCCGCCCGGCCGCGTACGCCGAGTTCGAGGAGCGGCTGGCCGGCGTCGCCGAGCGGTACTACGACCCCGAGATGCTCGACTGCGGCCACGGGTGGTGCTCGAAGAACCTTGCCTCCGGCTACCGGGCTCGCCGCCGCCGCGACGCGGATCGGTGGTGGCTGGGCCCGGTCGCCGCGGGTGCCGTGGTGCTGCTGATCTGCCTGCTCGTGTTCGTGCTCGCGGTGATCCTGTCGTGACCGACGGCGGCTCGGCGCTCGGCGACGCGGCCGCCGACCTCGCCGACTACCTGCCGCTGCTCGAGGCGCTGCTGCCCGAGCACGCCGCCGAGGGCCAGCCGTCGGTCACCATGTCCGGGTCGACGGAGTCGCGGCCGCCGTGGAATCCGGCCGCGGGCGACGTCCTCACCACCATCCACGCCGGCGCGCGGCGCCTCGAGCGGCAGCTCCGCGTCGACGCGGGCCTGCCCGTCCGGGCCCGCGGCGGGTCGAGCGAGAACACGCTGCGCGCGATCCGGTCGATCGCCGACATCGGCGCCACCGCTCCGCGCGGCGTCGCGGCCGAGGCGGCGCGCAAGCTCGCGTCATGGGCCAGCTCCGCGGCGCGCCTGCCGGGCATCGACGAGGCGCCGACGTGGACTCCGCTGCGCCGCGGCAGCCCGGCCGGCCTGCCGCCCGCCTGCCCGTACTGCGGCACCTACTCGCTGCGCGTCGCCCGGCCGTCCGGGGTCGTGGCGTGTTTCCTGCCCGGGTGCGCCGACTCCGACGGCTCGCGGCCGCTCGGCCGCCCGGACTACTCCAAGGTCACCGGCCGGCCCGTGCTCGCGTGGAACGACGGGCTCGTGCAGGGCGAGTGACCGCCAGGGGAGGAGGTGAAAACGAGATGTCACTATTCGAAGGATCGTGCAGCCACCAGGGCTCGACCAGCGCCAACGGCAGCCTGACCGGCGGCCCGGGCGCGACCGTCACCGGCGTGCTCCTGGCCGGCGATGACCACTGGGACTTCCTGGCCAACGGGAAGCCTGCGGGCGCCTGAGCAAGACAAAGGCCCGCGCCATTTGCTGGCGCGGGCCTTTGCCGTTCCCCGGTCAGCTACCGTACTGCTCCCGCAGCCGGGTCAGGTCGGCGAGGTGGATCTCCAGGATGAGGACCCGCTGATCGGCGGCCTCGACGACCGTGATCTCGCCGGCGTCCTGCGCGGCCCGCAGGTCGGCGAGCGCGCCGTCGAGTTTCTGCCCGGCTGCTGTCAGCGCTTCGCTGTACTCGGCGGCCTGGTCGCGGGGGTCGGCCGAGGCTTCGGCCGTGGGGTTGGGATCATTTGTCATAGCCGAGGCTCCGTCTCGGTCAGGGCCCGGGTCGCGGTGTGCTCAGCACCGTCCGGGCCCGCCCTGCTCGCCGCGCAGGATTACGCGGCAGTGGCAGCAGTGTACCCCGGCGTAAAGCCGACGTAACCCGGTGTACCATTGCGGCTCATGACCAGTCAGAACCTCGAGGCGGGCATGGGCGTGCTGCCCGCCGGCCATCCCGTTGTCACCTTCCGGGACCTCTGCCTCGCGCTCCGCGGCGATGAGACGTCCTTCACCGGCGACCTGCTCCGCCTGATCGCCAAGGCCGACCCCGGCAACCGCCACCAGCTCCGGCTCGCGTTCCCGCGGCAGGTCGCAGCGTGGGAGGCCTGGCACACCGCCGACCCGCCCGTCATGGCTGAGGCGCTCGCCGAGATCGTCAGCCGGGCCGTCATGGACCGCTGGCTGATCGGCCCGGCCGAGCCGCAGACGGCGAGCCGCGAGGACGATGTGTCGTGCCCGCTATGCGGCGCAGCGCTCAGCCGCGACGGCTCGTGCAGCCGCTCATGCGCTGGCGTCGGCGATGGCTGATCACCTGCTCGCGCTCAGCTCTCACTCGCGCTGACTGTGCTACGCTGTTGTTAGTTGTTTCCCCGGTCTGGCCTGCGAGGTCGCCCGGTGCCCGCTGCAGCGGCTCGGACGGCGCGAGCACGGACACGATGGCCAGCCAGCGCAAGCGCCCGTTTCATGAACGTCCGGGCGGCCGGGACTCAACCTGGCCCAGCCCTGGAATTGGAGTCCCGGCATGAACGAGCAGAACGGCGTCATCAAGCGTCCCGGCCGCCGCGCCCCGCTGTCACCCGAGCGGCTCCGCGCCGCCCGGCAGCAGGCCGTCATGTCGATCGACGAGCTGGCCGAGGCAGCGGGCATGTCGCCCAGCCACGTCGGCGGCCTCGAGCGCGGAGTGCACGGCGCCTCACCCAAGGTGGTCCGCGACCTCGCCGCGGCGCTGAAGGTCAAGCCAGCCGCTCTGCTCGAAGAGGCCGCGAAGTGACTCCCGGCGCGGTCGTAAGTTTCTGGCAGCGCGCCGGGACTGTCGACGTGCCCGGCAAGGGCGAGTTTCAGGAGCGGTTCGCGCCGGGCGCGTTCGACTCTGAGATCGGCAAGGTCGTCCCGCTGTCGGCCGAGGGCCGCGTCCTCGGCGAGTGCGAGATCCTGTCGGCCGACGTCGCCGAGGACGGCTCCGGCGTGATGTTCACCTACCGGATCCTCGGCGACCTCTCGTAACTCCGCGCGGAGCCACGGCGCGATCGCCGCGTCAGAACAAGGCGCCGGTTTCGGCTGGCTGGCCGAGCAGCTCGACCTGCTCCTGGCAGCGCTCGAGGTGACGGCTGATCGATGCGCACTCGGCGCAGCCGTGATGTCCGGCCGCGGCTTTCAGCGGGCAGTCGCCGAGGTGCTTCTGCCAGATCTGCCGGGTGTTCTCCAGCTCGGTCTCGGCCGCGCCGATGATGCGCTCGGCGTCAGTCCTCATCCGCTCAGCCACGGCGCGATCGCCGCGTGCAGCCGCATCAGCTCGGCCGCGTCGTAGGCGTTCGCCGGCCTGCCCGGCGCGCCCGCGTGGCGGCTGGCCGCCGGCCGGATCCGCAGCGCGATCACGATCGCCTTCAGTTGTGCCGCGCCGATCGGCGGGTCTAGCCACGCCGCGGCCTCATCGATCGTCAGCGTGATCGTGGTGTCGGCGTCGGTGGCCGTGCTCATGTCTTGCATGCTACGGATTCCCGCGGTGTCTCGCCGCTGGCGGGCCGCGCGCTGATCCGGACATAAGCCACATGGGCCTGCGCGGCCCTGTGATCGCCACACGCGGCCTGGACCCCCCATCCAGCGGTGGTTACCCTCACCCGGTGCTGTTAGGCGTTTCCGCAGGTCAGCGCGTTGTCGCGCGCCTGCTCGCTGCCGCTTAGAATGTGCTCCCACGATTACCCGATGTGCTTACACTGTGCTACGCTGTGGGGTATGGAGAGCACCTGGTCCTGCAGCAGCCCGCACGCGGCGCTGCTCACCGACGCCGAGTTCGACCTCGCCGACAAGGTCGAGGCCGTCCTCGAGGCGCGTCCGGGCCAGTGGCTGGTTCCCAGCCGGATCGCTCGCCTCGCGCGCCAGCCGCTCTGGCGCGTCCGCCCGGTCCTCGACTGGATGTGCGCCCACCAGATCGGCGCCCGCCACGACGGCGGCAGCTACGGGATCCGGAGGTTCAGTTCCCGATGAGCGCTGACATTGGCCGCCACGGCTACGTCCCCAGCACCCGCCGCGACCGGTGCGCCGACTGCTACCAGCCGCGCACCCACCCGATCCACGTCGGCAGCCGGCCCGCCCCGGTCTGCCGGCGCACCGGCTCGCACGGCTCCCACGGCGCCTGCCCCGGCATCGACTTCCCCCAAGAATTCGCGCTGCTCCCGCTGCGCGTAGTCCGCGAAAGGAACACCTCACGATGAACACCGCAACCCTCGCCTACGTCCTCAACGGCCGCGGCCTCAAGCCCACCGGCGGCGACTACCCCTACCCGTGGCGCGCCTACGACCTGACCGACTCGCTGGCCTCCGGCGCGTCGCTGCGCATCGTCGTGCACCCCGACGACGGCGACCGGATCGACGTCTACGGCTTCGACCGCCGGATGGTCGAGCTGTGGCAGGTCCAGCTCTCCGACGCCATGCCGCGCGACATCGTGATCGCCGCGCTCAACTCCGCCGTCGCGTGGCTCGCCCCGGTCGGCAAGTTCGCCAAGTTCACGGCCCGCGAGTTCCGCGAGGCCGAGGACCTCCTGTTCGCCATCGCCGAGGCCGAGGCCCGCCGGGCGGTGCGGGCATGAGCGCCGCCGCCGCTGCCACCCAGCCGAGCTACTCCTACTCGGGCGTCCGCAAGGACGGCACGCCCGTCATGGGCTCGGCGCCGTGGTCCGACCTGGCCGCCGAGGTCCAGCGCATGTTCGCCGGCGGCTGGCGCCACCTCCGAGTCACTCGCGGCGGCCCGGTTCCGCCGCCGCTCGGCGCGCAGACCGTCGCCGAGATTGGTCCCCATCCCGAGAACGGCCGACGTAGCTGGTGGTCCGAATGAACACGTTCCCCGCGGTGCGCCGCGTCCTCGCCCTGGCCGTCATCACCGGCGGCGTGCTCGCCGCCGGCTGCGCCGACGCCACCCCGTCCCGCGCCCAGCCCGCCCGCTCGGCCAGCCCGGCCGCGCTCGCGCCCGAGACCACGGCGCAGCTCGACGCGCAGTTCACCGCTATCCGCGCCGACGGCGGCGCCTCCGCGCGCCTGCCCGACGGCCGCGTGCTCTGGGTGTTCGGCGACACGCTGCAGGCCGGCTCGCAGCCCATCTGCCTGCCGGGCAACTGCCCGTTCGGCTACCCTCACGACACCCTCGCCGTCCAGTCCGCGCCCGGCGCCCAGGACCTGACGCCGCTGCACTCCGGCCAGGACGGCTACGCGGCCGGCCAGTTCGGCTACTCCGGGTACCAGTACCTGCCCAACGGCAGCGACGGGTCGTGGCTGTGGGCTGGCGCGCTGATCGCCGGCGCCTCGCACGTGTACGTGATCTGCGGCCGCATCGCCGCGACCGCGTCCGGCAGCTTCACCGTGGTCGGCTTGGCTGTCGTCGAGTTCAGCCCGGCGCTGGCCTACGAGGGCATCGTCAACACTCCGGCTCAGACTGGCGCGCTCGGCGTCGAGGTGTGGTCCTCGGCCGTGCGCCTGGCCGGCGGCGGCTACTGGCTCGGCGGATCCGACGGCGCCTCGGTCAAGCAGGGCGACGTCGCGTTCGTGCCGCCGGGTGACCTCATGGTGCCATCGAAGTGGCAGATCCACGCCGGCGTCATCCCGCAGGCTGACCAGCCCGGCACCGCTGTCGCGCTCCGCCGCACCTCGACGGGCACGTGGCAGGCGTTCACCAAGCGCGGCGACGCCTACGGCTCCAACTCGGTCGAAGAGCTGCGCGCCAAGGCGATCACCGGCCCGTGGACGGTGGCGAAGACCTGGCCGGCTCCGGTCGGCGCCGGCGACGTGTCGTATGCGGTCAGCCTGCACCCCGAGCAGCCGGCTCCGGCCGGGCAGGTGCTCCTGTCGTACGCGGTCGGCGGCAGCTTCGCCGACTACCACCTGTCGTTCCTTCAGGTCGCGCCCTGAACTGCGGAAACGGATTACTCGCTACGCTTACACTGTGGTACGCTGTAGGCGTGTCGAGGACCCCAGGAGGAACCATGAACGCCAGCCAGACCCCAGCCGCCGCTCACCTGCTCGCCGACCACGCCATGCCAGGCCTGCTGTACGCCAGCCTCGACCCGGTCCGCGTGCACGCCACGCAGTTCCCCGAGTGCCACGCTCTTGACGAGGCGCCCCGCGGCGACTTCGACTGCTGCTGCGCAACAACCCCGGCCGCTCCGGCCGTGCACGTGTTCGCCAGCTCCGCCGACGCCTATGACGCCTCGCAGTGCGACGAGGCCATCCGCGACGGCGACATCCTCAGCGTTCCCAGCGAGAGCACCGCTGCGGTGCTGGCTGGCGCCTGGCCGGTCGCTGTCACCCTCAAGGCCGGCGAGTTCCACACGCTGACCGACGGCGCGACCTTCGCGACCTTCGAGGGCGGCAAGTACGCAGCCTCCGCCGCGGCCGCCGTCGCGCTGCTTGCGTCCCCGGCGCTGTTCATCTCCGCCGTGACCCAGGTGATCCACACTTCGGCCGGCTGCTCGGTCACCCGCCGGAACCACGCGCTGAACCTCGCGCTCGGCGTTGGCCCGGGCTCGACTCCCGCGGCGCTGGCTGCCAGAGCCTACGTCGGCTGTAAACGGTGCGGCGCACACGAGATCCTCGCCGCCGCGCAGGCCGAGGCGTTCGCCGGCCTCGAGGAGCTGGGCGTCCTGTACGACAGCTTCCGCTCGCAGTTCCGCGCGCTGGTCCAGGAGGCGCAGTGCGAGCTGGCCCTCATCAACACCGGCGCCGAGCGGCAGGTCATCAGCCGCGACGCCCTCCGCGGCCAGCTACTCCTGCTCGCCGCCGACGTGCTCGGCCTCACCATCGACCAGCCCAGCCAGAATCGGAGCCTCTAATGCCCAGCCTCACCTCGCCCGAGCACCTCGAATCGATCACCGAGATCATCGCCGAGTCGATCGACCGGCGCGGCGCCCAGCCCGGCTTGGCGCGGATCGGCGGCCTCGAAGCGTCCGGCGATGTCGCCGTCCTGGACGCCACCGGCGGCCGCACCACCGTCCGCGACGGCTTCGGCCGCTGGTACCTCCTGTCGGTGCGCCCGGTGTGCGAGCACGTCGCCCACGGCGAGCCGGAAGCCAAGGCGCCGACCTGGCACCAGGGCGGCCGCTGCGCCGCGTGCTCCGCGTTCGACGACGAGACCGCGGCGATCGACGCCCTCGGGTCCACGCTCGCCGAGCGCAGCCTCGCCGCCCGCGGTCCGCTGCCCGAGCATCCGGACTCGGACGCGATCGATGCCGGCTACGAAGCCAGCCGACTCGGCCTGCCCTACCCCGAGGCCGACGCCGACCACGAGTTCACGCTCCGCTCCGGCTACGCGCCCTCGACCGAATGCTCAGTCTGCCGCCGCGGCCCGTCCGCGCACCCGCCGATCCGGCCGCCTCGGTCGTGCCTTACGTGCGGCGCGCAGTCGTGGCCTGGCATGCCGGTTCCGCACCAGCCGGGCTGCCCAAGCCTCCCGGACGATAGGGAATCCGCCGCTGACGGCAACACGCTGATCGCGGGCGTGCTGTACGGGCCGGACGGCTTCGAGGTCGACGTCGAAGAGGCGCCGGCTGTCTGCGCGGCTGTCGTCGACGACGCGCCGGATCCGCTGACCTACCTCGACCTGGCGCGCGTGCTCGCCGGTCACGTCGACCGCGCCGCGCGGCTCGCTGCCCGCGGCGCCGCCGAGGCCGAGGTGGTCGGCGAGGTCGTCGACTCCGGCGGCGAGCTGGGCGTCGGCATGGCCGGATTCCTGGTCGCCTGCTCCGGCTCGGCGTACCGGGTCATCGTCGAGCCTGCGCACCTGGACGAGCTGGAAACCCCGAACGTCGGCGGCGCGGACTGTGCGGTGTGCGGCGCACCGGTCGCCGATCACGTCGGCCAGAAAGCCTGCACGCAGCCGTCGCCGACTCCGGCTCCGCGCGGCCTGTACGACCTGCCGATCTTCGGCCGGATGTGGAAGGCCGACGCCGGCGACGTCGACGTCGAGGGGTATTCGCGCGGCTCCTAGCCGCTCTGGTAACTGACCGCGCGGCGTCGCGCCCGGGGACCTCGGCACAATCCCGGGCGCGGCGCGGTACGACCAGTTCGGTTCGTATCCCCGTCACGAAGTCCAAGGAAGGCCCGATCATGTACCAGACGCCCAGCCCGTACCAGCCGACTCCGCCTCCGCCGCCTCGCAAGCGGCACCTGCTGCGCTGGTTCCTGACCAGCTCCGCCACGCTGATCGTGCTGATCATCGTGATCGCCACGCTGGCCAGCTCGCCGTCGCAGCACCCGGCGGCCGCGGGAACAACCGCTCCCGCCGCGCCAGCGGCCGCGCCGGCAACGTCCGCTCCGGCTACTCCGGCTGCTCCTGCTCCGGCGTCGCCCACGTACGTCGAGTTCGTCGTGACCGGTCACGTGCCTGCCAGCGAGTTCGGCCAGGTCGACATCAGCTTCGGCTCGAACACCGCTACCCACGACAAGACGCTCCCGGCGATGGACGGCCGCCGCGTGTACCGGATGAAGTTCGACGGGTCAGCCGAGTACTACTCGCTGAACGTCGACTTCACCAGCGCGGGCTCGGTGTCCTGCGCGATCATCGCTGGCGGGCCCGGCGACCAGCCGCTCACCGTCGCGCACGGCTCGGCTGACAGCGCGGGCGACAACTCCGGTGGCTTGTGCTCGGCGCAGGCCGCGCCGACCGACTCCAGCGGCCTGCACTGGCAGTCGGAGTAGGGCGTTCGTGGCCGGCAAGCGCGGCCGCAAGCCGCAGGCGTCGAAACGCAAGACCGGCCGCGGCCGTAAGCCGCACCGGTCGCCTCCGCGGCCGCGGACGCGGGAGCGGCGCCGCGCGCTGGATACGCGCGATGACGGCGGCAGCCGGTAGGCTCGGTCCTCGAGCGAGGTTGCTGCACATGGAACGGTCCGCTGACCCCCCCGGCGGGCCGTTCCGGCATTCCGGGCTGATGCGGATACTCTGCCGTCATGACGGCGCGCCTCGCGGGTAGTCTCCGGCCGTGATCGCCTGTCAGGCTGTGCGCCGGTTCGCGCACCGGGTCATTCACCGGGTCGGGCGGCGCGGCGCGTTCCTGTTGTTCCTGACGGTCCTGGACGTGTCGTACGGCAAGGCGCTCCTGGACACGGCGGTCGCGGCGCTGCACCACGGCCCGCACCTGATCTTCAGCCAGTCGGTGTGGGGATGGGTGTGGATTGGCGTCGGCCTGGTCGCGCTGACGGGCGTGCCAGCCCGCCAGCATGACTGGCTCCAGTTCGGCGTCGTGGCCGCGCTCAAGGCGTCATGGGCGGCGCTGTTCGCCGACGTGTGGCTGGTTCAGCACGAGCCGGACGGATGGGTGTCGCTGGTCGTCTGGCTGGCATTCTCGCTGACCGTCATCCTGGTCGGCTCCTGGCCCGAGCATGCCCGCGTCGAAATCCGGCCCACGCTGCCCGACCTCGGCGACCTCGGCAGGCTGGGCAAGCTGCAGTGAGTAACTCGCTCGTGGTCGAGATCCTGCTCGGCCTCCTGTCGGCGGCGATGACGTGGTGGGCGATCCAGTCGTCCCGGTCGGCCAACCGCGAGCAGACCCGCACCCAGGAGGTCCAGGCCACCGCGGCGATCGTCGCCGTCGACGCGGCCGCCTACCAGCGCGCGAAGGAGATCTACGAGGGCGCGCTCAACACCCTGCACACCGAGCTCGAGTCGACGCGCGCCGAGATCGCGTCGCTCCGCAAGTCCGCGTCCGACCTCCAGCAGTCCAACATTGACCTGCAGGGCGAGGTATTCAAGCTCCGCGCTCAGGTCGTGCGGCTCACGCTGGCCACAGGCGGCCTGCCGGACTAGCCCGCTGGTAACCGCGTGCACCCGGCGCGCCGGCCGACACGAGGGCACACAGCGGGTTTCGGATGAGTTATTGTGCGCGTTGGAGGCCTATGCCTCCATTACGTTTCGCGGCTCTGGCTGGGCCTGGCGAAATGACGCGGGACCCGGCGTTGTGACCCGCCGCCGGGTCCCGCGACCCGCTTCCAGAGGAGGCAACCCCTCATGTTCGGATTCGCTGCCATCGTGGCGTTCGCCATCGCGCTGCTCCTGCAGCTCGCGCAGATCGGCCGCGGCGTGTTCCTGACCGCGACCACGTTCGCGCTGATCGGCCTGCTCTGCCTGGCGGTTCACCTCGCCACGCCGTGGGCTCGCCGCTCCGGCCAGCTCTAAGAACGTGACCAGCTTCGCGGCGCCGTGGTGGGCGCAGTTGCTCAATGACCTAGTGGTCGGCGTCGTGTCCGGCGGTCTTGCCTTCGCGTGCGTGCTGGCCTGGAAACGGAAGGCCCGGTAGCCGATGGACGCCATGCGCGAGATGCGCCAGACCGCGCCGTACCCGCAGCCGCTCGCCGACCTGCTCGCCGAGTTCAGCCTGCCCGGCCGCGACTGGAAGGTCACGCTCGCCGATGTCGTGCGCGACCCGGCCGAGTACGGCCGCGGCGAGTCCTCCGGGCTGACGCTGTGCATCCTGGTCACCGCGCCGGACACGCAGCACCCGGAGCTGCTGACCCGCGTCATGAACTACTTCCCGGTGCCGCCCGCAACCTGGGACGCTCGTGGCTGGCGGCGGTGGCTGCTCGAGCGGTGCCGCGACGTCGACCTGCACGAGCTGTGCGAAGCGTTCACCATCGCCGGCGAGCAGCCCTATGCGCCGTCGCATGGCCCGGGCAACGACCCGTACATTGTCCGCGAGATCGGCACGGCCGAGGACGCCGCGTGGCGCTTCAACCAGCCGCGCCCTATCGAGTCGGGCCCGGAGAACCACTGCCCTAACCCGCTCGCGCACATCGAAGTCCGCGGGCGGCCGTGATGCACGCCTACCAGCCCAACGGCTTGCACGCCGTCGACGAGAACGGCCAGGTGCTGTGCTGGTGCGGCCGGCCAGCGGGGTCGATGGTGCACATCAGGCCGCGCGGGTCCGCGTGATGGAACTCGGCCCGATCACGTCGGCTGGTGTCTGCCCGTCGTGCGGCCGCTGGCCTGGCGCGCCGCTCGGCAACACTGGGCGCCGTGTCGAGCATGCGGCCGGGTGCGGCTTCGCGGCCGCCGCGGTGCGGTGGCAGTCCGCTGTCCGCGACGGCCGTCCTGTCGTGCTCACGCCGCTGCCGTGGACGTGCAGGCTGCGCCTGCAGACCACCCGGCTGCGCACCGCCGCGCTGGTCTGGTATTGCAAGCTCCGCTATGGCCGCTAAGACCGTCGGGACGCCGAGCTAGCATCCAGCTCGTGCCAAGGATCGGCGTGTGCAGCAGGTGTGGCCTCCCGGTGCTCTGCGGTCGCGGTTCGCTCCCGGATCCGACCTGCCGCCCGTGCCGCAACGAGGTCCGGCGCATCCGTCAGATCACGTGCGCTACCTGTCCGGTGTGCGCCACCGAGTTCATCCCGGCTCGGCATGCTCAGGTCGCGGTGTGCGAGCAGCCGATGTACTGCTCGCGCCAGTGTGATGCCGTTCGGAGGAAGGCCAACGTGGCTAACGCAAAGCGGCGCCGTCGAACGCGCCACATCCGCAAGACCCCCGGCATCACGACGCTGTCCGGGCTCGGCTCCGAACACCAGCGGACCCGCAAGATCCGGCTGGCCGAGTTCGTCGACGGCGACCCGTGCCCGTATGGTCGCCGCTGCCTGCACTGGCCCAACATCGGCATGCACCTGTGGCAGGGCCTGGACCTCGGCGACATCGTGCCTCGCGTCCTCGGCGGCGCTGCCTACGGAGCCGAGAACAAGCGGCTCGAGCACGCCGACTGCAACCGGCACCACGGCGCGCGGCTCGGCAACATGCTCCGCAAGCGCGGCGCTGTCGTCCGCGTACCGACCCGCACCTCCCGCTGGTGACCGTCATTCGAACGTCGATGCGATCGGCGCAGTCACATCGCTAAATGATCACGCGAATCAAGATCGGCGCGCCATCCGGTCGTCCTCGCCGCCTCGCCGCTCGTTCGCGACCGCAAACGATCAAGCCGCTGACCTGCGGAAATGGCCGAAGAAGAAGCGTTTTTTTCACATCCAGGCCGCGTGATGCCGGCTTAACGCACTTTTCTCTCCCCGTTTTGTGACTCGGGATGAAAATTCGAACGGCCGCGCAGAAATTCGAACGCAGAAAGGATCATGGACATGACGCCAGACCGTGATCTGTGCGCCACGTGCGGGAACCAGTTCCCGGCTGGCCAGGTGTGCGCGGCTTGTGCGGCCGCGGTGGCTGCTCCGGCGATCGACGCGCCTGGCACGGCGTGCTCGCTGGCGTCGCTGGAGTGCACGTCGCACATGATCGGCGCGGGCGGCTTCGACGAGCATCACGAGTTCCCGATCTCGCTCGGCGGCGCGGCGGACCAGACGACGATGCTCGTGCTGTGCCCGAACCATCACCGGCGGCAGCATTCGCTGATCCGGTACCTGGTCGAGCGCGCCGGGGTCGAGGAGTTCGCGGTGATGCGCCGGTTCGCCAAGGACGAGCAGGTCGCGGCGCGGATGGCATACAGCTCGTGGCTGACCGCGGGCTCTCCGGCGATCGGCGGCTGGCCGTGCCCGGCCGCGCGGGCTGTCTGACGTGGAGTACCTGCGCACCGATGTGGTGCCGATCGGCGTCCTGGACCCGTTTCCGGGCAATGCGCGGCTCGGCGACGTCCCGGCGATCCGCGAGTCGGTTCGCCGGTTCGGCCAGTTCCGGTCGATCCTGGTCCGCGAGGTCGAGGCCGGGCGGCTGCAGATCGTCGCGGGCAACCACACGGTCCTCGCGATGCGCGAGGAGGGCCTGACCGAGGTCCGCGTCGAGGTCGGCGCCTACACCGACGACGGCGAGGCCTCCCGCGTCAACGCCGCGGACAACCGGCTGGCGGAGCTGGGCGGCTACGACGAGGCGCTGCAGCTCGAGCAGCTCGAGTCGTGGGACGGCGATTTCGTGGCCACGGGCTGGTCTGAGGTCGATCTGAAGTCGCTACGCGGGCCGGAAACTCGCGGAGAACCTGACGAAGGCGTGCCGGACGCGCCCGATCCTGGCGATACGGTGGCCCAGCCCGGCGATACGTGGCTGCTCGGCGATCACCGGCTCCTGGTCGGCGACGCGGGCGACCTGGCGGCCGTCGAGGCGGTGATGGGCGGCGACCTGGCCGACTGCATGTGGACCGACCCGCCGTATGGCGTCGAGTACGAGTCGGCCGCCGGGGTGTCGATCCAGGGCGACACGGAGGCCGAGGTGCCCGGGCTGCTCGCCGCGGCGTTCACGTCGGCCACCGCGGTGCTCCGGCCGGGCGCCGCGGTGTATGTGTGCCACCCGGCCGGTCCGGGCGCAGCGGCGTTCCTGGCCGCGTGGAAGGCCGCGGGCTGGGATTACCGGCAGGGCCTTGTCTGGGTCAAGGACTCGCTCGTGCTCGGCCATTCGGACTTCCACTACCGGCACGAGCCGGTCGCGTTCGGCTACCGGCACGATCAGCTCGAGTACGGGTTCACCGGGGGAGCGGAGTCCAAGCGCGGCCGCGGCGCGGATGGCTGGTTCGGCGGCAACACGCAGACGTCGGTGCTGGAGTTCCCGCGGCCGCGCCGGTCGGAGGCGCACCCGACGATGAAGCCGGTTGAGCTGATCGTGCGGTGCCTGGAGAATTCGTGCCCGCCTGGCGGCCTGGTCCTGGACCTGTTCGCCGGGTCGGGGTCGACGCTGATCGCGGCGCACAAGCTCGGGGCCCGGTCGGTGATGGTGGAGCTGGATCCGCGGTTCGCCGACGTCATCTGCGCCCGCTTCGAGGCATTCACCGGAATAAAGCCGATACGTGCCGATAAGGATGCTGGTGTCGCCGTCGACGCGTGACCGCGACAAGGTCGCCGCCCGGCGCAAGCAGGTCCTCGAGATGCGCGCCGCCGGGGCGACGTTCGCGGCGATCGCCAAGGAGACCGGGCACAAGACCCCGGGCGCGGCCGCGCAGGACTTCGGCCGGGCCATGAAGGCTCGCCGCTCCGAGCTGGTGTCCGCTGGCGTCGACCAGCTCGTGCTGCTCGAGCTGGAGCGGCTCGACACTCTCGAGCGCGTGACCCAGAACCTGCTCCGCTCCGCGTCCTCCGACGGCGCCCGGCACGACCCGGCGCTGTCGCTGCGCGCGATCGACCGGCTGCTGCGGATCTCCTGGCGCCGGTCGGCGCTGTTCGAGCAGGCCGGGCTCGGCGTGCCTGGCGTGCCCGTTCCTGCGCAGCCTGGCCGCGACGACCGCGAGGAGGAGGATCCGTTCGACGAGGTGGAGGCCGCCCGTGACCGCCGCCGCCGCGCTGCTCGAGGCTAGCGCTCCGCCGCGCATCGCGTGGTCGCCGCCGCGCGTGTCCTCCGCGGGCCCGGAGTGCATCGCGCTGGCCGAGGTCGCCGGGCTGATCCTCGACCCGTGGGAACGGGACATCCTGACCGACGCGCTCGGCATCGCTCAGTGCCCGCACTGCGCGCCCGGGTTCGGGCTCGCCTGCCGCGACCACCTGGAGAAGTGGGCGGCATTCGAGGTCGCGCTGATCGTCTCGCGCCAGAACGGCAAGGGGTCGATCCTCGAGGCGCGCGAGCTGGCCGGCCTGTTCCTGTTCGGCGAGCAGCAGCTCATCCACACCGCGCACGAATTCAAGACCGCGCGGAAGGCGTTCGTCCGGATCCGGCGGCTCATCGAGTCGACGCCCGAGCTGGACCGCAAGGTCGGCAAGATCGCCGAGTCGCACGGCGAGGAAGGCATCGAGCTGACCCGCAAGTGGGGCGGCGGCCGCCTGGACTTCATTGCCCGCTCCGGCGGATCCGGGCGCGGGTTCACCGGCGATTTCCTGGCCTACGACGAGGCGATGATCCTGGCGGCCTCGGCGGTGGCCGCGTCGCTGCCTACCCTGTCGGCCCGCACCAACGCCACGGTCGGCGGCCCGCAGGTGTGGTACATGGGCTCGGCCGGGCTGACCGTCAAGGGCGTGCCGATCTCCACCCAGCTCGCCCGGGTCCGGCGCCGCGCGCTGGCTGGCGGCGACCGGTCGCTCATGTTCGCCGAGTACTCGATCGACCCGCATACCCGCGACTGCGACCCGGATTGCAACTTGCACGACGAGCCGCACGACCGGGCGTCCTGGTTCCGCTCCAATCCGGCGCTCGGCGTGATGCGCTACCGCGTCGACCACGGCCCGGACTGCAAGTGCGGCGGCCGCCGCCTGGTCCCGTGCAAGGGCCTGGTCCGCGAGGCCGGCATCGGGCTGACCGTCGAGGCGGTCGAGCGCGAAGAGGCCGCGATGGACGAGGAGGCGTTCGCCAACGAGCGGCTCGGTGTCGGCACCTACCCGGCCGCTACCGACGGCTGGGCCGTCATACCGAGGGGCTGGTGGGATCGCACCGTGCTCCGCGACAAGCCGTGGCCCGACCGGCCCGCGTTCGGCATCGACTCGACTCCCGACCGGGCGATGACGTCGATCGCGGTGTGCGGCGCGCTGGACGGCGAGCGCAGGTACGTGGAGATCACCGACCACGACCCGGGCATCTCCTGGGTGATCGCCCGGGCCGCGGCGATGGACAAGCGGTGGTCGCCGCTCGGCTGGGCGATCGACCCGCGGTCGGCCGCGGGCGCGCTGATCGGCAAGCTCGAGGAAGCCGGCCTGAATGTGATCACGCCGAACGCCACCGAGTTCGGGCACGGCTGCGGCCAGTTTTTCGACGCCGCGCGGGACGAGCTGCTGTGGCACGCCGACGACAAGGACATGCTCCGTGCTCTCGCCGGCGCGGCGAAGCGGAACCTGTCGGGCCAGTGGGCGTGGGACCGGGTCAACTCGGCTGTCGACATCTCGCCGCTGTGCGCCGAGACGCTGGCGCACTGGCTGTTCCTGAAGACCGCCGAGGCCGCCAACTACGACGCCGCGGAGTCGGTGCATTTCGACCTCGACGAGGTCGTGCGGCTGTGCGACCTCGGCGCGTACGGGCCGATGGACATCGAGCGGCTGTACCGGTCGGGCATCCTCGACGCCGCCGGCCTGACCGAGCTGGCGCACCGCGGCGTCGCCGTGCCCGCCGGGCTGAGCTGATTACTCACCAGTAGGAAGGCGGATCCGTGACGACGACGATCCTGGACGAGCTGGAGGCCGGGCAGCTCGACGTGCGCGCCCGCGTCCGGGCCGGCGCGCAGCGGCTCGCCGCCAGGCTGCTCCGCCGCGCGGGCGTGGCCTGGCGCGGCGCGGCCGCGTGGAAGGCCACCCCGGCGATCCCCGGCGTCGCCGGCATGGTCATGGTGTCGGCGGCTGCGGGCCTGGCCGCCTCCTACGGCGGCGCCGTGCTCGGCCTGGCCGCCGGGTTCGGCGTTCTCGGCGCGTTCCTGCTGCGGCTCGACTCGAGGCTCTAAGTGGGCCTGCTGGCCGGGCGGCCGATGACCGCCGCCGCTGCGGCCGCGCACGATAAGCGGATCTTCGGCATCACCTCGCCGATGGACCTCATCCCGATCCGCTCCGCGCCCGGGCCCGGCCGCTACGTCGACAACGACCGCGCGCTGCGGCACTCGGCGGTGTGGTCGGCGCTGCGGCTGCGCGCCGGGCTGATCTCGACGTTCCCGCTGGACCTGTTCCGCCGGGTCGGCGGCGTGCAGATCGAGTGCCCGAAGCCGCCCGTGCTGGTCAACCCTTCCGGCGCGCCGCTCGGCCGCGGGAACACCGGCATGCCGGAATGGCTGTACGGCACGCAGATGGACCTCGACCGGGCCGGTAACACCATCGGGCTGATCACCGCCGTCGACGGGCTCGGCAACGCCGCCCGGATCGAGATGGCGCCGATCGGCGAGTGCGCCGTCCTGGTCCGCAAGGGCGCGCTGTGGAAGTACCGGATCTGCGGCACCCTGTACGACCCCGAGGTCGTGTGGCATGAGAAGGCTTACACCGCGGCGGGCTGTTTCGTCGGCCTGTCGCCGGTCGCCTACGCCGCCTACGAGATCTCGCAGTACCTGACGGTGCAGGACTTCGCCACGAACTGGTTCGCCGGGGGAGCGGTGCCGCGGGCCCGGCTGAAGAACACCGCCAAGACGATCAACCCCAAGGAGGCGGCGATCGTCAAGGAATCATGGCGGGCGTCGATCACCGTCGGCGAGCCGTTCGTGCACGGCTCGGACTGGGATTACGAGATGATCATGGCGCAGTCGGCGAGCAACGACTGGATCGAGGCCATGAAGTCGTCGATCCCCGATATCGCCCGTTTCTTTGACGTGCCGGTCGACCTCATCGACGGCACGCCCACCGGCGGCACCCGGACGATGACGTACGCCAACATCAGCCAGCGCAACCTGCAGCTCCTGATCATGAACCTCGGCCCGGCGATCATCCGCCGGGAGGCGGCGCTGTCGGGCATCACCCCGTCGCCGCGGTACGTGAAATTCAACACCGACGCGCTGCTCCGCCTGGACCCGATGACCCGGGCAGCCGCCATCGCTCAGCAGATCGCCTCGCGGACCCTCAGCCCCGACGAGGCCCGCGAGCTCGAAAACCGGCCGCCGCTCACCCAGGCGCAGATCGAGCAGTTCCTGACGCTGTTCCCGCCGGTCGGCACTGCGGTGCCGCTCGGCGCGGCCGCCGACGACACTCCTGCTCCGCCGCTGGCGCTGCCGCCAGGCGACAGCAACGACCCGGGCGACGAAACACCCGGCGACACCGTCCCGCCCACGTAGGAGGCCCTGTCCATGAACGCTCCGCGAGCGCTGCGCGCCGGCAGCGTCGACAACTCCGCCTGGGATGCCGGGCAGGCGTGGTCGAACGGCGCCAGCTCCGACGACCCGGCCGCGTTCTATGACGGCATCTGCGCCGGCAAGAAGGCCGGCGACCCGGCCACCCAGGCCGCGCACGCGCTGCCGCACCACTACCACCCGTCGGATCCGCCCAACGCTGCCGGGGTCAAGAATTCGCTGTCGCGGCTCCCGCAGACGCAAGGGCTGACCAACAAGGCGGCCGCGCAGGCTCACCTGGAGGCGCACATGAAGGTCATCAACCCCGACTACGAGCCGTCGTCGAAGAGCGCGCCGTCCAGGGCGGATCTCCGGTCGCTGCGCGCCGAGCGGCTCGGCGGCTCGCGGCGCGGCCTGCCCGGCGAGGCAGCGCGGCTGCAGCCGTTCCGCGCCACGTTCCGCGCCGCGGCCGCTCCGGTGATGCTGAACGGCAAGAAGATGCGGCAGCTCGACGGGTACGCCTCCATCACCGGCATCGAGTACGAGATGTGGGACATGTTCGGCCCGTACGGCGAGACGGTCGCGCCGACCGCGTTCGACAAGACGCTGGCCGCCAACCCCGACGTCGCGTTCCTGGTCAACCACCGCGGCCTCACGATGGCCCGCACCGTCGCCGCCAAGGGCTACGACCCGACGCTGCTCCTGGACGCCGACCCGCGCGGCCTGCACATGGTGTCCTACCTCAACCCCGAGCGCACCGACGTGTCGGACCTGCTCATCGGCATCGACGACCAGAACGTGACCGAGATGTCGTTCGCGTTCATGATCACCGACGGCGGCTGGGACGAGGAGTACATGCACTTCTCGATCGACGAGGTCGACCTCGACCGCGGCGACGTGTCGGCGGTGAACTATGGCGCCAACCCCTACACCTCGATCGAGGCCCGGGCCCGCGAGGTGATGGCCGACATGGCGCACCTGCCCGCCGGGGCGCAGCGGCAGGCGCTGACGCTGCTGTCGCGCCGGTTCTCCGGGACTCGTGCCGCTGACGGCGACACCGACGTCAAGGACCTGATCGCGTCGCTGGACGGCACTCTCGACGAGATGTCGCAGCTCGTGTCGGGCGCGGACCTGACCGGGCTGCCCGAGCCGGTCGCTCAGGCCGTGTCGATGATCGCGGGCGCCGAGTCGATCGTCGACAACGTCATGGACCTCATGGGGATCTTCGACCCCGACGACGAGGCCGACGCCGGCGAGGCCGCGGCCGCTGGCGCTCCTGGCCGGCACAACTGGCGCGGCCGCGTCACCGGCACCACCTACGCCGACGTGTCCGGCGACGAGATCACCGTGCCGGAGGGCACGCTGGTCGCCGACGTCGCCCGCCGCGCCGGGGTCGCCCAGGGCGGCCGGTCGGTCGACTTCTACGAGCAGATGCTGCGCCTCGACGACCCGCCGCGCCGTTTGTGATATGACTCGCTGTAGTGCCCGCCTGGCGGTTCAGCCTGGCGGTGCCCGCCCGCCGGCGGATCAGCCTGGCGTCGCGGGGTCGATGTAAGCCGCACGCGGCGCCTGGCGGTTCAGCCCGGCGCACCGCTCCGGCGGCCGGAGGGTTCACTCCGGTGCCGCTCGCGGGCCTTGGCGGCCATCCCCTGTCATTCCGACGCTCTTGGCTGGAGTACCGCCATGCCCATCATGATCGACAACGTGATCAACTCGATTGAGGTCGAGCTCGAGCAGGCCGTCAAGACCCGCGACAAGGCCATCGGCGAGATCAAGTACATCCTCGCCCAGGCCAGCCAGAACGGGCAGGCCAACCTGTCCCGCGAGGACTCCGAGCGGGTCGACGACCTATTCAAGGTCCGCGACAAGTCCAAGGCCGACATCGCCGGCATCGAAGCCAAGCTCGAGCAGGCTCGCCGCGCCAAGGCTGACGAGCTGGAGGTCGCCGAGCTGCAGCGCGAGTCCCGCGAGACCGGTGTTCCGCGGCCTGGCCACGACCGGCAGCGCGCATCGGTAACCGTCGGCCGCGAGGAGCGCACCTACCGCTCGGACACCGACCGCAAGGGATCGCTGTTCCTGCGCGACGTCGCCCGGGCGTTCATGTTCCAGGACGCCGAATCGCAGCACCGGCTCTCGCAGCACATGGCCGAGGAGCGGGTCGAGCGCGGGCAGTATCTGCAGCGCGCCGCCGGCGACACCACGACCGGCAACTTCGCCGGCCTGACCGTGCCGCAGTACCTGACCGACATGTACGCTCCGGCGGTCGCGGCGCTGCGCCCGTTCGCCGACATCTGCAACCACCATGACCTGCCCGAGTCGGGCATGACGATCAACATCTCGCAGATCACCACGCCGACCCAGGTCAACAACCCCCCCTCCGAGCTGCCCGCCGCGGTGGCGACGCAGACGATCGACGACACGCTGCTGACCGAGAACGTGCAGACGGCGGCGGGCTCGGTGCTGCTGTCCCGGCAGGCCATCGACCGCGGGACCGGCATCGAAGAGGTCACGATGCAGGACCTGTTCCGCCGGTACGCCACCAACCTGGACAGCAACCTGCTCAACCAGGCCACCACCGGCCTGTCCGCGCTGGCGACCGGCACCCAGGTCGTCTACACCGCCGCTCCGGGCACCGTCACCGGCCTGTACCCCAAGATCCTCCAGGCCACCTCGCAGGTCGAAGCGGCGCTGCTCGCCCAGGCCATCCCGTCGCACGTGATCATGCACTCGCGGCGGTGGTGGTGGCTGTCCGCCGAGCTGGTCACCTCATGGCCGCTCATCAATTCCCAGGGCATCCCCGAGCACGCCGGCGGCGTGCTCAACCCCAACGTCGGCTACAACGGCGGCATCCGCGGCCGACTGCCAGCAGGGCTCGGCGTCGTGGTCGACAACAACGTGGTCTCCAACCTGGGCGGCGGAACCAACCAGGACGAGATCTACGTGGTTGCCAAGGACGAGTGCCACCTGTGGGAGGACCCCAACGCCCCGGTGTTCATCCGCGCCGAGCAGCCGCAGGCCACCCGGCTCGGCGTGCTGCTGGTCCTGTACGGCTACTACGCCTACACGCTGCGCCGGTACGCCGGCGCGGTCCAGTCCGTCGGCGGCACCGGCCTGTCGACGCCGACCTTCTAAGCCGATGCTCTCCGCGGGCGCGACCGGGGCACCTCCCGGCCGCGCCCGCGCCGCATCCCCGCGACCGCATCGAAATCCGGGAGGCCACGATGGCTAAAAGCGAACGCGACGAGATCCGCGAGTCCTACGCCGACCGGCCGGGCGTCGGCCACCACGTCGAGCGGGTGCTGAACGAACGGCAGCTCGCCGTCGACGAGGGCGCGCCCGAAGAGCGCGTGGCCGGTTTCGACCGGGCGCTGGCCGGGTTCGGCTACACCTCCCGCGCCAAGGCGGCCGACGACCGGAAGGCCGCGGCGGCGCGCAAGGCCGACAAGGAAGCCGCCGACGAGCGCGAGGCCGCCGCGGAGAAGGCTCGCCGCACCCCGCCGGCCGGCCGCCAGTCCTCGCCGCGCGACAAGACCTGACCCCCTGAGCTGGACGCCTCCCCGTTCCGCCGCCGCGTCTTTCTGGCGTCAGGCGCGGCGGCGCCCACCAATCCGCGCCGACCGAATCGAGGAGGGCCATGACCCGGTACGTGTACCAGCATCCGCAGCAGGCCGGGCTCGGCCAGCATCACGCCGACGGTCCGCTCGAGGCGCGCCCGGCTGACGTGTACGCTCCGGCCGCGCTCGGCCAGCTCGCCGCGGTGCTCGGCGACCTCACCCCGGAGCAGGAGGCGCGGCTCGCCGGGCTGCGCGACCTGACGATGGCCGACCTCGACATGCCGCACGGCACGCAGTGCACGATCCGGGAGACGCTGCCGGACGGATACGTCGTGCTCGAATGGGTCGACGCTCAGTGCGATGCCCGCGCGACGTCGATCGAGCCGTCATTCTTCTCGTCCTACTTCACGGAGGCCTGAGCCATGCCACTGGGCGCCGGTCAGATCATGGAGTACGCGGAGAAGCGGGCGCTGCAGGCTGCGGCCGGATCATTGGTGACCGCGTCGGGTACGGCGCCGTTTCTGGCGCTGCTGACAGCGGCGCCGGCTGCCGGCACAGACCTGACGATGGCCGCCGAGACAGAGGTCGCCACGGCGACCGGCTACGCGAGGCAGGGCTACACGGTCGGCACGCCCAGCTCGGCGTCCCCGTCGGTCATCTCAAATTCCAACGCGATGACCTTCGGCGCCTTCACCTCTGCCCCGGGCACGATCACCTGGGGAATGCTCACGGACGCGTCCTCGGGCACGACCAGCAACGTCGAGATCGCGTTCCTGCTGACCGCGGCGCGCACGCCGCTGACCGGCGACTCGGTCCAGGCCGCAGCGTCTAGCTTTACTTGCCAGGTGTAAAGGAGAACGGAATGCTCAGGAAGTGGTTTGGTTCCCTTAGCTGGCGGCGGCGGCTCTCGGTAATAGCGACTGCCACCGGACTGGTGCTCATGCTCGCTGGCGGCGTCGCCTATGCATCAATTCCCGACGGTAACGGCGTCGTGCACGGCTGCTACAAGCCAGGTCTGAACGGTGCTCTGTCCGTCGTCGACACCGGTGCCGGCCAGTCCTGTCCTGCTGGATCAACCAGCCTGAACTGGTACCAGAGCATGCCGCAATACGCGACCGTCCTGCCGCCCGCCGTCGACGTGCCGGCTGGCACTGAATTCAATGACATTGCTCTCTGCCCGGCAGGCTCCATCCTCGTCTCGGGCGGCTATTACGCGAACAACGGCGGCATGGAAATACAGTCCAGCTACCCCGCTATCAATAGCCGATGGCCGACTGGCGCGTGGCAGGTCACAGGATTCAACCAGACCGACTCCGACCAGGCCGTTTTCCTCGAGGCGGTCTGCGCGCAGACGAATCCCTGATTCTTGCCATGACTGTCCACCAGTTGTCACCCCTGCTGCCCGATCTCCGGGTGCCGCGCGCGCATCCGTGCGAGGCGACGGGCGTCGGAGCAGGTAACGCGCTCTGCGGAACGACCCCGGCATCCCTGTGGGAACGCACGTGCGCTAACGGTCACTCACGCAGGGTGCGGCTGTGTGGATCGCACGCTGTGATCCTGCTGCGGTGCCAGGGCGCATGTGCTGAGTGCGCACGGCGCGGTGCGGCCGCTGCGGCACTGATCCGGCCGGTCGACCTGATCCTGCTCGGCCACGCAGGGAGCGGATGACATGGGCAACCGATACGAGATCGGCCTCAGCCATGCGACGCCCGGCTCGGCGGCCGCTCCGATCGTCACGCTCGTAACCGCGTCGGGATCTCGTGCAGTCATCCGGGAGATCGGCATCTTCAACGTGTCCGGTGTCGCCGGCGAGGTCGGTATCGGCCGCCCGGCTGCTGCCGGGTCTGGCACGCTGACCGGCACGCTCGGCCAGGCGCTCGACTCGGCCGACACTGCTGCTCTGACGACTCTCGTGACCTCGTTTGGCACGTCGCCGCCGACAGCGCCGACCAACCCGATGCGCCGGGTGCAGATCCCGGCCGTGATCGGCGCCGGGGTGATCTTCACCTACGAGCCGCAGGAGTTCATCGTCCCCATCTCGGCCGACCTCGTGGTCTGGCAGTTCTCCACGGCGGCGGTCACGTGGGACGTGTACTTCAAATGGGCTGAGTAATGGCCGGCCCGGTCGTCACTCCGGGCCGGTATGCCTTCACCGGCGGCAGCTCGGGCGCGCTGGTTAACGACGCGCTGGCTAGCGCACAGGTCACGCTCGCTAATGCGCGGCTCGCCAACCAGTATCTGCGGAGCCAGCTCATCGGCCCGCTGGCAGCGCCGGTCACCTGGCAGATCGCCGGCACCGCCTCCAATGCGCCCGCTCCCGGCTCGGTCACGTTCGACGCGGTCGGGCCGTCCAGTTCCGGCGAGGCCATTTCGCCCGCGGGGTCGACGGTCACCTGGACGCACGTCGCCGGCGGCTCGGCGACCGCGATCCTGATCTGGGCGACCTACCCGACGGGCACGGCCGGGTCGGTGATCAGCGCTGTCAGCTACGGTGGCGTCGCCGCGACGAAGCTGGGCTCGGTGCTGTCGGATAACGTCGGCACCGGCGGCATCGACTTCTGGCTGCTCATGTCGCCGCCGACCGGGTCTAACACCGTGTCGGTCACGACCAGCTCGGGTTTCTTCACCACCGGCGGCTCGCTGTCCTACGGCGGCGCGGCCAGCCACGGCACGGCGGTGTCGGCGTTCGGCTCGAGCGGCACCGCCAGCGCTCCGTTCGCGTCGACGACGCCGGGCGGCCTGGTCGTCGCCGGCGCGTGCTCCGGCACCACCACCGCTGGAGCGACCGCGACCTCGCCGGCGACGCTGCGCTTCAACGCGCAGGGCAACAACGCCACCGCGGCGAACAACAGCTACGCCGCGGACTCGCCGTCGACCGGCGGCACGGTCACTCCGGCTATCAACTTCACCAGCGACTTCTGGGCGTTCCTTGGCGTCGAGCTGCTGCCCGGCTCCGGCGGCGGCCTGAACAGTGCCTCCGGATCGGTCACATCCGGCCCCACAGGCGTCGCCGGGTCGGCGGACAGCACCGGCGCCGACTCCGCGTCCGGGACGCTGGCGCTCGGCCTCGCCGCGGCCGGCACCGCGGCGAACACCAGCTCAGCCGTCGGGACGCTGACCTCTGCAGAGGTCGCCGCCGGGACGGCCGCGAGCTCCACCTCGGCGAGCGGCGCGCTGACCCAGGCGATGGCGGCCGCTGGCACCGCGGCTAACTCGAGCCACGCCGCCGGGACATTCACCCCGATCGCTATCGCCGGGTCCGCCTCGAGCACCTCGGCCGCCTCCGGCGCCGTGACGCTGCGCCTCGCCGTGCTCGGCACCGCGGCCAGCTCGAGCGCGGCCACCGGGACGCTGACCTCAGTGCTGGCGATCGCCGGGACTGCCGACAGCACCGGCTCGGACGCGGCGTCCGGGTCGGTTACGTCCGGCGCGGGCTCGGTTACGTGGCCGGCGGCCGGCGCGGCCGCGAACTCGAGCAGCGGCGCCGGGGCGCTGACCCAGGCGATGGCCGCGGCCGCGACGGCCGCGAACGCCAGCACCGGATCCGGGTCGCTCGCGCAGGGGATGGCCGCGGCCGGGACCGCGTCGCAGGTCAGCCTCGCCGCCGGGACGATCCGCGCCACCCTCGCCGCCGTCGGCCGCGCGTCGCAGCTCACCGCGGCCGCGGGCACGCTCACCTCGGCGCTGCGCGTGGCCGGCTCGGCGTCGACTATCAGCTCCGCGGCGGGGATCGCCGCGATCGCCGGCGCCGTCATGCTCGGCCAGGCGGCGATCATCTCCCGGCAGGCGGTCACCGTCGAGGCGTCCTCCGGCATGCAGCCGGCGGCGATCACCGGCACCGTCAGTGCGTCGGTGGATCCGGCGCCCGTGTCACCCGACAGCCGGTCGGTGGTGCCGCGGGCCAGCGGCGGCCCGGCCGCAATCACCAGCGCACGCTAAGGAGGGACGCTCGTGGCGATCGACGTCGGCGGCACCTACCGCGCCGCGCTGCTGGTCTCCGACCCGGTCACGCAACTGCCCGCGAACGCGAACACCGTGACGCTGACGATCACCACGCCCGACCAGGTCGCGCACGTGGTCAATCCGGTGAATCCTCCGGCGCAGGAGGGCGTGTACATCTTCGACTATGTGATGACCCAGGCCGGGCTGCACCGGTTCGACTGGCTGACCACCGGGCCCGGCGCGGCGCAGACCGACTACGAGTCGGCGCGGAACTTCCGGGCGCTCGGCAGCCTCGCCGCCGCCCGCGCCTACCTGTCGATCGTCGACACCGGCAAGGACCAGTCGATCCGCTCGTGCATGGCCGCGGCGACCCGCGCAACCGAGCGGATCGTCGGCACGTGCGTCATCCGCCAGTTCACCGACTTCATCGGCGGGTCGTGGCGCGACGTCATCGGCCTGGTCAACGGGCCGCTGGTATCGGCGACGTCGGTCACCTCCGTCACCTCGGTGTGGGACGGCGGCCCGTCCTGGCAGCTCTCGGACATGGTCGTCAACCCCGAGGCGGCCACGCTGCGGCTCCGCTCGTGGCTGCCGTTCTGGTTCGGGCCGTGGAACGTGATCTACACCGCCGGGCGGACCGAGATCCCCGAGGACATCGTCACCGGCTACCACGAGATCCTCTGGGACCTGTGGGCGACGCAGCGCGGCACGCTGACCGACCAGCAGGATCCCGACCTCGCCGAGGTCGCCAGCTTCGAGATCGGCCCGACGTACCAGCCGCCGGGCCGGGCCCTGCAGTACCTGGAAGGCGAACGCCGACATGGCTTCGGCTAACCCCGTGGAGGAATCATGACCGCTCAAGTCGCCGCCGGGCCTGTCACCTCGGCTGGCGTTGTCTGCCCGCCGCTGACCGGCGTGGTGATCGGCACGGCCGACACCTATCCGGCCGGGTCGCTGCTGGTCGCCCGCAACACCGGCGCGGGCGCGCACGTGGTCACCATCGCGATGAACTTCCAGCCGGACGGCCTGGCGGTCGCCTCGCGGGCCGTGTCGATCGCAGCCGGGGCGGTGGAGGCGATCCGGATCCCGGCCAGCTACGGCGACGCCAACGGCCGGTGCATCGTGTCCGTCGACGGCACGGCGGCCGAGGTCACGTTCTACTGCATTGGAGTCTGATCATGGTCCCCGAGGGCATGCATTTCCGCGCGGTCCGCGACATCCCGCTGCCGGAAAACCCGTACACGTTCGCCTACCGGGCCGGGCAGCTCGTGCACGAGTCCGCGGTCGAAGGCGACGGCGCGTGGCTGGCTGTCGGCGACGACGTCGAGCCTGTCGAGGGCGCGACGCTGGACATCCCTGCGCGCAACGCCAGCCAGTCGGTGTGGGCGGCTTTCATGACGAGCCGCGGCATGGACGCCGGCAAGGCCGAGGGCAGCTCCCGCGCCGAGCTGCTCGAGGCGTTCGACGCATCACCCGAGGGCGTCCCGGCGCCTGCTGCCCCGGACGGAGGCTCCGATGGCAACCCAGATCAAGCCGCTGACTAGCGGCTCGTTCACGACCGTCAGCCAGACCGGCGACAAGCGGGCCAAGAAAGACGCTGTCGGCCTGCCCGCCGCGCCCGGCCTCCAGCATGCATGCCTGCGCGCCATCAACATGTGGCTCGACGTCGCCGGCGCCGCGGGCGCCGTCACTCTCGCCGCGCAGAAGACAGCCCACGCCGCCGGCATCATCCTCCAGGAGGTCTAGGCCGTGACCGCTACCCAGATCAAGCCCACCGCCGGCGGCTCGGCTCCGGCCGGGCTCGCCGCTGCTCCTGTCGGCACCGGCGGCACGTTCGCCGCCGCGACCTACTTCTGGAAGATCACATTCTTCACGCAGTTCGGCGAGACGGTCGGCTCGAACGAGGGCACGACCGCGATCGTGGCGAACGGCTCAGCGAACCTCACCTGGACGGCGCCGCCCGCCGGGGTCGAGGCGGTCAAGGTTTACCGGGGCACCGTGACGAACACTGAGAACGCGCTCATCGCGGTGCTGCCCGGCAACACCGCCGCCTACACCGACACCGGGCTCGCCGGGTCGGCGGCCACGCCTCCGGCCGCGCAGGCGTTCGCGGCGATCACCCTCGACGGGGTCGGCCGCTGCGCGAAGTCCTCGACCTACCTGGCCGCGCTCCCGCCGCAGCAGCTCATCTCCGCGCTGCAGGCCATCAACTCGTGGCACAACGCGCCCACCGGGCCGCTGGCGCCGCTGTGCCAGGCCGAGCTGGCCGCGCTCGGCCTCCAGATCCAGGACGCCTGAGCGGCTGACGTGGCCCGCTACACGCTGCAATGGGATGAAGCCGAGCTGGCCGCCGAGTTCGACGACCGCGAGGGCGTCCTCAAGGGCCTGATGACGGCGATCGGCGAGGTCGTGGTCCTCGGCGCCAAGCGGCGAGCCGAGCGGCGCACCGGCACGATGCAGCGCGACATCGCCTACGCCGTCCTCGAAGACGAGGCCGGGATCTACGTCGACATCTACTCGCCCGCGCGGGCGCCGAAGACCGGCTTCCCGTACCCGATCGTGCACGAGGGCAAGAAGATCCGGGACCGGCGGCCGCACCGGTCGCTGCGCCCGGCGCTGACCGACATCAAGAAGATTCTGGGCTAGCTCCCGCCCGTAGGTCCTGGACATGCAAGTTGCAGTTCCAGGAGCGGGTTTCCTGACGCCACCTTTAGCCCGGCCGCCTCGCCCTCGCCCTGGCGGTCGAAGGGTCCGCACAAGATGCGGGCCGCCAAACCATCCCGTCCCGCCGTAGGAGGCTGACCGGTGCCTGCCGCAACCGTCCCGAAGAATGCCATCGCCGCTGGGCCTGGCTATCTGTATGAGGCGCCGCTCCTGACGTCTCTGCCCGCTAACACCGTCGCCGGGTCGGTGTTCACCGACGCATGGCCGGCGGGGTGGAACCTGCTAGGCATCACCTCCGACGGGTCGGAGTTCGACTACACGATCACCACCGCGGAGATCCTCGCGGCCGAGTATTTCGACCCGCTGCAGATCGTCACGACCGAGCGGGCCGCGTCGGTCAAGTTCGCGCTCATGCAGGTCCACGCGACCAACATGTCCCGCGCGGTCAACGGCGGAACGATCACGGTCACCGGCTCCGGCGCGACCCAGCTCAACAAGCTGACGCCTCCGGCGGTCGGCTCCGAAGTGCGGATCATGATCGGCTGGGAGTCTCAGGACAACACCGAGCGGCTGATCATGGAGCAGTGCTTCCAGGAGGGCTCGCTGGCGATCATGCGCCAGAAGGGCGCCAACATCGCCACCATCCCGGTCGAGTTCCACGCCGAGATCCCGGCCTCCGGGTTCCCGTTCCAGTACTTCACTGCCGGCACGATCCGGGGCTGATACCCCGGACAGCGACCGGCATGCCGGCGGACAGCGATGACCCCCTGGCAGGCCCTGTGGGCGCCGTACGCGCGACAGACCCCCATCCAGCGGTGGTCGTCCCACCCCATTGCTGTTCGTCGTTTCCCCAGGTCAGCGGCTTGTCGTGCGGGCGGCTTCGCGGCCGCCCGCATCACCCGTTAGGAGATTCCGTGCCACCCAGGAAGACGCCAGCACCTGGCCGCGGCCGCGCCGCCGAGGCTCTCGCACGCCCCTACCCCGGGCCGCCTGCTCCGCCTGGCGAGCCGCGCGCCGACGCCGAGGTCGCCGGGCTGCAGCGCGCCGTCGAGGGCGCCGTGGTCCCCGACGAAGGCAAGGTCGAGTTCCTCGGCCGCACGTTCCGGGTCGCCGAGGACGTCGGCCTCATGCCGCTGCTGAAGTTCGCGCACGCCGCCGACGGCGGTCTCGGCTCGGAGGACCTGGCGGGCATGTCAGCGATGTACGCCATGATCCGCGACTGCATCCACCCGGGCTCGCCGTGCACCTGCGGCGCCCCGGTCCCCGACGGGCAGACCATCCGCGAGGCGCTCCACCGCTCGGGCTGCGGCTACGACCCGGGCGACTGGGCCGAGTTCGAACGGCACGCAATCGACCAGCGCGCCGACGGCGACGAGCTGTTCGAGCTGGTCGGCGACGTGATCGAGATGGTGACGGCGCGCCCTACCAAACGGCGATCAGGCTCCTCGCGTGCGGCGCGGTCCGGATCGCCGAGATCGAAGGGCAGCTCGCCTGCGCAGGCGGCTGGCCTCGTTCCGGTCGGGGATCTACTCCGCTAGCAGGGATATCGCCGCGCCTGTTCGCCAACATCGTTTACGCGCGGCTCGCCGGGGGCCTGGACGACGAGGCCCGCACCAAGCTCGACCGCGAGCTGGACGCGCCGCTCGAAGGCTGGGACACCGCCGAGCGGAACGCGTTCGCCCGCCTGTCCGAGCTCGGCGCCCAGCAAGCCACGAACGGGAGGTGAGTCGTCGTGCCGGGTACTCCGCTGGCCACCGCGTTCGTCCGCGTCCGCCCCTCGCCTGGCACCCGGGCCGCCTTCCAGGCCGAGACCGACGCCGCGGTGGGACCGGCCGCGGCCGCGTCCGGTGAGAAGGCTGCGACGACGTTCGGGTCCCGGCTGACCGGCGGCCTGGCCAAGCTCACCCCGAAGATCGCCAAGTGGGGGACGGTCGCGTTCGCCGGCGCGATCGTCGGGTCGCTCGACGCCGGCTCGAAGCTCGAGGACTCCCAGGCGCTGCTCGGCAAGGCGATCGACAAGACCGGCGGCAAGTGGAAGGACTACGCCGCGCCGGTCACGGCCGCGCAGAAGAAGCTCGCCGACTTCGGTTTCTCATCCGCGCAGACCAACCAGGCGCTGGCCAAGCTGGTCACCGCGACCGGGTCGACCAAGACCGCGCTCGGGCTGCTCGGCAACGCCGCCGACCTCGCCGCCTTCAAGCACGAGGACCTCAACTCCGCGGTCACCGCGCTGGCGGGCGCGGCGTCGGGCAACCAGCGCGCGCTCAAGGGCCTGAACATCACCGTCGCGACCGGTGCCACCCAGGCGACGGCGCTGGCGGCCGGGTACAAGATCCTCAACGACCAGGTGCAGTCCGCTGGCGGTGTCGCGCAGTTCGCCGCGCAGCATCACCTGACCGAGGAGAAGGCGCTCGACCTGCTCAACGCCGCGACCGGGTCGGTGGCGTTCTCCCAGACCGAGCTGGCCAAGAGGGGCCTGACTCTCGCCTCCGCGCAGACGCTGGTCTCCAACGCGATGGCCGGCAACGGCACCGCGATCAAGGACCTGGCCAAGCATCACCTGACGCTGGCGCAGGCCCAGGCCTACGTGCAGAAGGCATCCGAGGGCGACGTGTCGGCCTTCAACAAGCTGGGCGTCGAGGTCCTGCCGAAGACCGCGACGGCGGCGCAGCGGCTCGCCCAGACGCAGAGCCTGCTCAATTCCCGGATCGGCGGGCAGGCCGCCACCGCGGCCGACACCACCGCGGGGAAGATGGCGGCGCTGCGCGCCAAGTTCACCGACCTGACGGCGTCGCTCGGCGAGAAGCTCATGCCGCTGTTCACCAAGCTGCTCACGTTCCTGACCGGGCCGCTCGGGATCCCGGTGCTGATCGGCATTGCCACCATCGCGTTCATCTCCTGGACGGCGTCGATCGCCGCGTCCGCGGCCGGGCTGCTCGGCTTCGAGTCCGCCGGCGCGGCGTTCACCGCGGGCATGGACGCGATCAAGGGCGCCTGCATCGGCACTCGCCTCGAGCTGCTCGCGCTACGCGCCCAGGCGCTGGCGTCGGCGGCGTGGGGCGCGATCGCCGCCGGGGCGTCGAAGGCGTGGGCCGGGGCGCAGTGGCTGCTGAATGCGGCGCTGGACGCTAACCCCATCGGCATCGTCGTGGTCGCCGTGGCCGCGCTGGTCGCCGGGCTGATCATCGCCTACAAGACCTCCGGCACGTTCCGGCGGATCGTGAAGGAGGCGTTCGGCGACGTCCTCCACGCGGCCGAGGACGCCTGGCACTGGATCCGCTCCAACTGGCCGCTGCTGCTCGGCATCCTGACCGGCCCGGTCGGCGTCGCCGTGCTGCTGATCGTGCGGAACTGGTCGAAGATCACCGACGGGGCCAAGAACGTCCTCACCGACGTGCGGCGGCTGTTCGACGGGGCGAAGAACTGGCTGGTCCAGGGCGGCAAGAACATCATCACCGGCCTGTGGAACGGCATTAAGTCGGTGTTCGACGGGGTCACCAAGTGGTTTAAGGACATCCCCGGAAAGATCCTCGGCTGGCTCGGGATCGCCTCGCCGCCCAAGTGGGCGATCGACGCCGGCCGGCACATCATGTCCGGCATCAGCATCGGCATGCACGGCGGCCTGCGCGGCGTCGGCGCTGTCGCCTCCGCGGTCGGCGGCGCGGTCTCCGGCGGCGTCGCCCGGTGGAAGCCGGACGTCCTCGAGGCGCTGTCGATGCTCGGCCTGCCCGCCTCGCTCGCGCCCCGGGTGCTGTACCAGATGCAGACCGAGTCGGGCGGCAACCAGGGCGCGATCAACCTGACCGACATCAACGCCCAGCAGGGCGACCCGTCGCGCGGGCTCATGCAGGTGATCATGACGACGTTCGAGGCCTTCCGGTCGCGGATGCTGCCCAACGACATCTACAACCCGCTGGCCAACATCTACGCGGCGCTGAACTACGCGCGGAACCGGTACGGGCCGACCCTCATGTCCGGCGGCATGGGCGTCGGCTCCGGCCACGGCTACGCGCTCGGCGGCCGGATCACCGAGCCGATCTTCGGCATCGGCCGCTCCGGCAAGGCCTACAGCTTCGGCGAGGGCGGCAAGGGCGAGACGGTCATCCCGGACGGCGCGGGCGGCGGCACGCTGGAGTACATCGCCGCTTTGCTCGAGCAGCTCCTGGGCGTCACCGCGGCCGCGCCGTCCCGGACGTCCGCGGGCCTGGCCGGCGCGCTGTCCAGCGCGTCGCGCGGCGCCGGCTACTCGGCCATCTACCCGAGCGGAGGCTGACCGGGTGACTGACAGCCTGATCATCGGCGACCAGATCGAGCTGCTCGGCGGCGGCGCGGTGTCGGCGATCGCCGCGTGCGCCGGCGCGGTGTTCCACCTCGGCAACGGCTACGACCTCGGCGTCCCGGATCCGACGTCGGACTACGTCGAGTCGCTGATCATGGACGGCGAGCGGCCCGTCGGCCGCCGCGCCTCCAACCGTGTCATCAGCCTGCCGGTCACGATCATCGTCCCGCCCGCGATCGCTAACCAGCGGCTGGTCCTGGACGCGGCCGAGGAGGTCCTGCTCCGGCTCATCGACCAGGCCGAGTTCACGCTGCGGTGGACCCGCGACGACGGCCCGTCGGCGACGGCGCTGCCGCTGGTGTTCGACTGCTACCGGGCAAGCCAGGCCGCGCCGACCTACGACGTCCGGATCGAGCGGCAGGGCGTCAAGGTCCTGACGGTGTCGTTCCCGGCCGCGCCGTACGGCCGGTCCGCTGAGCCGGTCACCGTCGACTTCCCGTCGCCGCTGGTCGGCCGCGCCGCGCCGCCGGGCGCGCTGACGCTCGACAACTTCACCGCGATCTCCGGCACCGCCGACTCGGCGGCGAACTGGCTGACCGCTCAGCAGTCCGGGTTCGACGGCCCGAATCACGGATGGGTCGCGATTTCCGGGTGCACCGTCGCGACGTCGGCCGCGCAGGCGCACACCGGCGCGCAGTCGCTGGCGCTGACCGCGACCGGCACCGCCGACATGATCGCCGCGCTCGGCACTCCGCTGGTCAACGGGATGCCGGTCAAGAAGGGCAACGTCGTATCGGTGCAGGCATGGGTCCGCGCCGCCGCCACCGGCCGGTCAGTGACCGTCGGGCACCGGTTCTACGACACCAGCGGCAACTTCCTGCAGGCCATCGGCAGCCTGCCCGGCGGCGACAACACCACGGCCTTCACCTCGCTGCTGTGGGCGGACTTCACCAAGGCCCCGGCCGACGGCTACGCCGTGCCCTATGTGCAGGTCGCGGCGCCCGTGCTCGCCGAGGTCCACTATGTCGACGACGTCGCGCTGTCCTTTGACTGGCACATCTCCGGTATCGGCCCCACCGGGTCGTCGGCGGTGTGGGACCCGTCGCTGTTCGGCGTGCCCGACGGCGCCGGGATCGCTGCCCGGTACTCCGACGGCGGCAACGCCTTCAACCTGCAGCAGGGCTGGGCCCTGTACATGCAGAACCAGAACAACCTGTTCGGCGGGCAGGCCGAGTTCCCGCAGTCCGAGCTGATCGCCGCCGGGGTGAAAGCCGGGGACCAGTTCCAGATCGCGCCCAACTGGCTCGCCACCGTCGCCTCGGGCAACGTCCATAACGGCGACTTTGAAGGCGGCACCACCGGCAACTGGGGCGCCGACACTAACTGCTCCGGCATCGCGCTGTCGGCGACGGCGCACGGCGGCTCTGCCTCGCTGGCGTTCACGTCGACCGCTGCCGGCCGGCTCGCTGTGGCGAGCGAGCCGACGCACCTCAACGGCATGCCCGTCGTGCCAGGCCAGACGGTTTTCATGTCAGCGTGGTACCGGGCAGTGACGACGCCGCAGCAGTGCACCGCGCTGATCGGTTTCTACGACGCGGCCGGTGCTTCGGTCGCGTTCGACAACGGCGCGACGGTGATGGACTCGACCGGCGGCTGGGTGCAGGCGACGTCACGGTTCACTGCGCCGGCTCGCGCTGTGGTGGCGGTCGCGTTCGGAAACGTCGTCACCACGTCAGCGGCCGGCGAGACGCACCTGATCGATGACGTCGTGCTCGCTGTCGGCGCTTCCCCGGTGTACACGGTGACCGGTGTCGGCGCGCCTTTCTTCGGCACCGAGGTCGTCAGCTTCACCCCGTCGAACAACCCGCCGGTCAAGGTCGGCGACGTGCTCCTGCAGACCGGGCCGAAGCCGGCGCTCGGCGCGATCACCTTCTGGGCCGGGCTCGGGTCGACGAACTACTATCACAGCTTCCTGCGCGCCGGCGGCGACGTCCTGTTCAACATCACTCTCACCGACCGGGCCGGCGTCCAGTGCATGGCGCACTCGCTCATGCACCTCAAGGGCTCCAACGATTCCGGGTCCCCGGTGTGGCAGCGGATCCGCATCACGCTGCCGCCGACGCCTGGCTTCAACTTCGCGGACGTCGCCTCGTATCAGATCGTGGTCACCAACCGCGGCGCCGGCGACCTGCGGTATGTGACGTTCTACCTCGACTCGCTGCAGGCGGTTCCGGTCGCCACCCAGACCGGAGCTCCGGTGCGCGGCGCCGTGTTCGACCTGGCCGGGATCGCCGGGTCGGCGCGCGCTCCGGCGTCGATGCAGTTCCAGCAGGCCGGCGTGTCGGTGCTGACGACGCGGCTGTTCACCACCCCGGGCGGCGCGCAGTTCCTGTGCCCGGCCACCGTCACGACCGCGGACGTGTGGGCGTGGGGCTCGGGCGGCAACGGCTCCACCATCACGTCCGTCGACGGCGGCGGCGGAGGCGGCGGCGGCAACGCGCACAACGCCGCGGTCGGCCTCACCCCGGGCGGCGTGTACCCGCTGTTCGTCGCGCCCGGCGGATCCGGGTCCGGCACGCCGTCGACGTTCACCGGCGACTCGGCGACCGTGTCCGGGCCGTCGGGCGCGAACGCCGCGGCCAACTCGACGGCTGGCGGCACCGCTGGCGCGGCCGGCTCCGGCGGCCACTCCGGCGGCGCTGGCGGTCTCGGCGTCACCGGCACCGGCGGAGGCGGAGGCGGCAGCTCCGCGGGCACGGCCGGGAACGGCAACGCCGGCGCGAGCGGCGGCAGCGGCGGCGCCGGCGGCGCAGCGGTCACCGGCGGCGGCGCAGGCGGCCAGGGCCACCAGGCGGTCCGGCCCAACCCCGACTCGGGCACCATCCCCGGCGGCGGCGGCGGCGGCGGCACGTCGCTGGCCGGGCACGTGAAGACCGGCGGCGCTGGCGCTGGCGGCCAGGTCCGGCTGCAGTACCAGGGGCAGCCCGGCTTCGCGACGCTGATCGCGCACCGGCCGCGGTTCGACGCGCCGGTCACGCTGTGCCCGTTCGTGTCATTCGGCGGCGACGACCTGCCGAACAACTCGATCGAGTACCAGGTGCCGTCGCTGATCGGCGGGCTGAACGCCCGGTTCGACGGCACCTACACCGTCGTCCTGGTCAACAACACATGGGCGGCGCCGTCGTCGGCGAGCACGCTGACGGTCACGGTCACGCAGTACGAGCAGGCCGGCGGCGCCGCGTACGCGCAGTCGACGGTGCCGCTGTCGGTCGTGCCCAACACGCTGCCGGGCCCGTTCGTCGTGCTCGGCGAGCTGACGCTGCCCGGCAAGGAATTCCCGCAGGCGAACCTGAACGGCTACTTCACCGTCAAGGTCAGCGACTCGCAGACCGGCGACCGGTTCCTGGACGTCCTGTTCCTGGACACCCAGGGTTCGACGGTGATCATCCAGTCGTCGGTCGACTACCAGAATTTCTACGTCGACGAGCCGACCGGCGGCCGCGACGTCGGCCTGGTCCTCGGCTCCATGTTCGACCGCGCCGACGCGCTGTCGATCCTCGACCAGGCCACCGCGTTCTCCGGCACCGGCCTGGACGTCGACCCCGGCGGAAACCAGGGCCTGCTCGTGTACGCCGCCGAGGGCGCGCCGTCGGTGCAGCTCACCTACTCGCCGCGGTGGATGAAGGGCCGGATCAGCTAGTGGGCTCGGAGAAGTCCTACACCACCGAACAGCGGCTGAACGCGATCCTGAACGCGCCCTGGACGTCGATCGTCCTGGACTCCGGGTGGTCGGCGCCGGGCGGCGCGACCGGGCAGCTCCCGGCCTGGCGGGTCATGGCCGGCATGGTGCAGCTCCGCGGCAACATCACCCACGCGGCGTTCTCCGGCAGCATCAACATCAACGCCAGCAACCCGCTGCCGTCCTCGGTCTGGCCGTCGGGGTCGGTGTACTACCGGTCCGCGGACGCCGGGTTCGCGGGCGTCGCCCTGAGCAACGCCGGGGTGCTGTCAGCTCACCCGCAGACGCTCACGGTCAGCGTCGTGGACCTCGCCGGGTTCTACACCGTCTGAAGCGAAGGGAGACGCGCGTGCTCAGCTCCGTCACCGAGGTCGAGATCCTGCAGCAGGCCCAGAATGCGCTGCTCAATCTGCGGCGCGCGCTGCAGCAGTGCGCCGACCTGTATGCGTTCACCTCCGGCGTGCCGACTGCCGACCTCGAGGCGCTCGGCTTCACCCCGGCGGACACCGCCGCGGTGCTGTCCGGGATCGCCGACGCTAACGCGCTGGCGTCGCTGTATGAGACCGGGTCGCTGCCGGACAGCTACACGCTGCCGTACGTGTTCGGTGCGAGCCAGCGCGTGGTCATCGGGCCGCAGTAGAGCCGGTGAGCACGTCGCAGGTCGTCACGCTGGCGCCCGACGGCTCCCAGCCGCGGTGGCTGGGCAGGCTCGGCGGTGTCGGCGGACTGAAGTACTCCTACGCGTGCTCGGGCGGCGCCGACCAGATGTCGTGCACGCTGGCCGCTCCGGCGGACCTGCGCACCGACGCGCTCAACCCCGGCCGGATCATGCGGATCTACCGCGGCGGGTCGGTGCAGTGGTCAGGCAAGGTCATCGAGCCGGTCTATCAGCCTGGCTCGGGCTGGTCGGTCACCGGCATCGGCATCGGCAACGCCGGCACCGACTACGACGCCGTCTACACCACCTGGACCAATCAGAACGACGCGGTGAATCAGGCGATCACCCGCGGCCTGCCGTGGATCAACCCGGGCGGCACTGCCGTCCCGGGCACCGTGTGGCTCGGCCAGCAGCAGGACTCCGGGTCGATGAAGATCACCGATCTGCTGAACCTCATGTGCTCCGGCGGCGGCCTGGTCTGGCAGGTCTCCAAGACCGGGGTGCTGTCGGTCAGGTCGGTGCCGGTCACGCCGACCCGGATCCTGACGTGCACGCAGCCGCAGCCGCGGACGCTCGGCGGCGACATCAACGTGCTGCACATCCGCTACCAGTCCTCGGCCGACTCCGCGTCGGGGTCGGCGTCCTACTCGCTGACCACCGCGACTAACTCGGCGTCGGTCGCGGCGCACGGCCGGCAGGAGGACTACCTGGACTTGTCGTCGGCCGGGACGATGAGCGCCGGCGCGGCGCAGGCCGTCGGCAACGCGATCTTCAAGCGGTTTGTGCACGCCAGTTTCTCCGGCGCGTTCACCGTGCAGCCGGGCGAGCTGATGACGCTCGGCGGGCAGGCCGTCGACCTCGGCTGCGAGCAGGCCGGCGAGGTCTATCAGGTGATCATGACCGACGGCGGCTATGGCGGCGAGGTCGTGCCCGGCCCGGTCACGTTCCTGGGCGGCGCGTACGAGTTCGACGACTCGGCCAGCGCCGGGACCGTGACCCCGTTCCAGTACCTCAACCTGTCCGTTGCCTCGATCATCTCCGCGCCGACCGGATCCGCGGGCACGGCCCGCGGCGAGAAAGTCGCGGCCGCCAGGGCCCGCGCCGCGGCCGCCAAGGCCAAGGCCCGCGCTGCTGCCCGTAAGAAGAAACGCTAGCGAAAGGACACCCGCCCATGTCGACGCCAGATCTGTCCGCGGCCGCCTCGCCGCCGCTGCTCCTGCTCCCCGACCTGTCCGAGTTCCAGTACCCGCCCGACCACCCGCAGCCCGCAGACATGGCCGGCATCAAGAAGCAGAACGGCGGCGCGGCGATCATCCGCGTCGCCTACGGCACACGCGCCGACAACGGCTTCGCGCACTTCCGCGCCGCCGCGGCCGCGGCCGGGTACCGGTTCCTCGGCATCTACCAGTACCTGCGCGCCGGCCAGGACCCGGTCGCCTCCGTCCAGGCGATGCGGGCGATCACCGGGCCGCTGCACCCGTGGGAGATCCCGGTGTGCGACCTCGAGGAAGGCACCGGCAGTCAGGCCGGCCGGGCGGCCGCGTGGCTGGCCGCCGCCGACGCCGAGTACGGGCTCGCGTCGCGGCCGCTGCCGCAGCGGTCCTGGCTGTACTCCTACGTCGCGTTCGTCCTCGGCCACGGGCTCGGCCCGCTGTTCGCCTCCGGGCGGCGCACCTGGATCGCCGCCTACCAGGGCGCCGAGCCGTCGGTCGGGCACACGCTGTGGCAATGCACCGACGGGCAGCTCGGCCCGCACATCACCTCCTGGCCCGGCGCCGGGAAATGCGACACCAGCGTGTTCCACGGCACCCTCGGCCAGCTCGCCGCGATCATCACCCCGACCGGCCCGTTCCGCCGCGTCGCCGACGGGTCGGTCAGCCTGGCAACGCTGGCCGCGCGGCGCGCCACCACGGTCGCGCACCTGACCGAGGTGACGCTGGCGCATGCCACCCCGGCCGAGGCCGCCGCGTTCCGCGCCTACCTCGACAACCGGATGCCCGGCGGCCTGGTCTACTACACCAGCGCGCCGTGACCGGGCAGCCGGATCCCGGCGACGTGCAGCCGGGCGACTTCGCCGCGGTGGTGATGCACGGTCCGGGCGGCCCGCTGATCCGGGCCGGCGAATGGCTCAACGGCGACGGGTTCGGCAACTACGAGCACGCCCTGGTCTACGCCGGCGACGGGTGGATCGTGCAGGCCATGCCGCACGGCGCGCAGCGGGTCCGCCGGTACCCGCTCGTGCAGCCCGGCGACCTGTGGTCGACCGGCGTCATCGGCCTCAAGCCGGGGGAGCGCACCCTCATCGCCGCGGCCGCGAACCGGTACGCCGACTGGCCGCACGTCGAGGGCCGCGCGCCGGTCGGCTACTCCGCGCTGGACTATGTGGCGCTGGCGATGCGCCGGCTCCGGATCCCGGCGCCGGGGCTGCGCTCGTTCATCGGATCCACCGGCCACATGATCTGCTCCCAGCTCGTCGACCAGTGCTACGCCGACGCGGGCGTGCACCTGTTCTCCGACGGCCGGTGGCCCGGATACGTCACGCCCGCCGCACTGGCGGACGTGATCCTGCGCTCCGGCCAGCAGGCCGCGCGCGCTGACGCCAACTGAAGGAGAAGCAATGTCATTCGCTCAGCAGTTCCTGGCCATCCTCCAGGCCGCCAAGGACAAGCTCGAGGCCGAGGGCTCCGCGCTCGCGGACACGGTGAAGCAGCGGATCGAGGTCCTGGAGCCGATGATCGCCTCCGACGCCGAGCAGGCCGAGGCGGCCGCGCACCAGATGTTCGCGCAGCTCGTGGCCGCGGCCGAGGGCAAGTAACCCCGGTCATGTGCCGTCGCCGCAGCGGCCGCTGGCCGGTCGCGCCCAAGGTGAAAGCCTCCGGCGCCGCTGCCGCGGCCGCCGCGGCGCTCGTGCAGCTCGGCCTGCACCTGATCTGGCATTCCGCGCCTCCCGCGATCGCGGGTTACCTGGCGCATGTCATCGCCGACGGCGGCCTGGCGCTGCTCGCCGGCTACCTCGCTCCCCACCAGAACCGGACTGTCCCGGCCGCCGCGCCGGGCGAAAGGACGCCAGACCATGAGTGAACCGACCATGAGCGGCGCGCCGCTCATCGCCGCCAGCACCTACCTCCGCAAGCCTCTCGCGGCCGCCGGCGGGTACACGCCGCTGCAGGTCGCCGGGGCCTACAACTACCCGGCTGCGACCGGCAAGGGCCGCACCGGCGGGATCATCGAGCTGGGCGGCGGCTTCGGCGCCGAGGACCTGGACGCCTACTTCGGCGGGCTCGGCCTGCCCGTGCCGCACGTGGTGTCGAAGCCGGTCGCCGGCGGCTCGAACACCAGCGACGGCCCGGACGGCGCCGACGGCGAGGTCCTCCTGGACATCGAGGTCGCCGGCGCGCTCGCTCCGGACGCCACCCTGAACGTGTACTTCGCTCCGAACACCGACGCCGGTTTCATCGCCGCGATCGAGGCCGCCACCGCGGACAAGGTCGACGCGATCTCCATCTCCTGGGGCGGCCCGGAAAACGAGTGGTCGGCGTCGACGATCACGAAGATGGAGGCGGCGTTCGCGGCCGCGAAGAAAGCCGGGATCCAGATCTTCGCCGCGTCCGGCGACTCCGGGTCCGGGGACGGCGAGTCGGGCAAGCACGTCGACTACCCGGCCAGCTCGCCGAACGTCACCGGCTGCGGCGGCACCCGCCTCACGCTCACCTCCGCCGGCGCGCGGTCGGCCGAGGTCGTCTGGGACGACTCGTCATCGTCGGCTGGCGGCGGCGGCGTGTCGGTGCTGTTCCCCGGCCGCGATGTCCCCGACATCGCCGGCAACGCCGACCCGGAGACCGGCTACCAGGTCATCGTCGACGGCGAGCAGGCGGTGTTCGGCGGCACCAGCGCGGTCGCGCCGCTGCACCTCGGCCTGTACCTGCGGCTGCTCGAGCTGGCCGGCGCATCGTTCGACTTCACCTCCGAGGTCGCCGCGAACGCCACCGTGTGCTTCGACGTGACCTCCGGCAGCAACGGCGCGTTCCGCGCCGGCCCGGGCCGCGACGAGGCCACCGGGTTCGGTGTCCCCGACGGCGCCCGGCTGCTCGCCGTCCTCCAGGGCGCGCCGCCCGCTCCCACCCCGACGCCGACTCCGACCCCGACGCCCACCCCGGTGTCGGACCGGGACGCGGCGCTGGCCGCCGTCGGCGACCCGTGGGCCGCGCTCCGCCACATCGGCGACAACGAGCAGATGAAACGCGCCTACCTCGCCTGGCGGAAGGCCGGCGGCTAGGCTGGCCTGGCACTTCAATTGCGCGCATATTGCGCGCGCTACGGTTCCACCCCAAGGAAAGGCAGGGGCTGGCATTCGTGCCGGCCCCTGCCGCTTATACCGCCTCCGGTGCTGCCTGCCGGGGGCGGTTTTGTCATGCCCGGTGGATTCACGTGAAACATGGCCCGTCTGGCTGGGCAACTTGGCCCAGGTGGCCTGCGCTGGCCGTCGCTGTGCGCCACACTGGCGAACTCGGCCCGGTCCGGGCTATCGGCCGCGGGCAGATCCCGGGCGCTTAGATTGGCTCTCAGGGCCGCGCCCTTGCCTCACCTCACCTGGCCTCGCCCAGCCAGGCCTGACCACGCCTCGCCTGACCTGACCGCGTCCTCACCACGCCTCACCACGCCTGGCCCCGCCAGGCCTCGCCGCGCCTAGCGCGACCTCACCACGCCAAATCCTCGCCATGCCTGGCCACGCCACGCCTTGCCGCAACTCGCCATGCCGGGCCATGCCATGCCTCGCCGCACCCCGCCGCGTCCTCGCCTCACCTCGCCGCGCCTGACCTAGCCATGCCAAGCCGGGCCCAGCCAAACCGCGCCGGATCCTCACCACGCCTCGCCCCGCCATGCCGCGCGTTGCCCCGCCATGCCGCGGCTCGCCTCGCGACGCCACATCCTCACTTTTTTATGCTGCTGTCGCCGCTGCGGCGGCTGCGATCATCTCGCCGAGCTGCTCCAGTTCCTGCCACAGCGCTGGGTGCTGGCCCGGCGGCGGCAGCAGATCGTTTTCGAGCGCGCTGGCGAGCTGGCGCACCGTCAGCAGGTACGACGTGCCGGGAGCGTTTCCCCTGATCGCGTCGGCCTGCTTCGGCGTGATGGTCTGCCCGGACAGGTGCCGGGTCGAGGCCTTCAGCGGCACTCTGCTGGTTCGCTCGGCCTTCCCGCGTTTCTGGTCCTCGGTCATCACGGCATACCTCGGCATCAGTGCCTTGATGTAGCTGGGCGACGTGCGCAGCAGCCCGGCCAGGTCGATTTCCTTCAGCCCGAACTCGCGGCCGACCGTGATGACCTTCAGCCGGTCGTAGGAGGTGAAGTTCAGGCCCTGCCCGGAGTTGAGCAGGACGGCGTCGCGGAAGAACGCCTTGTCGTCGGCGTAGTCGCGCCAGTCGACTGCGATCGTCTCGCTGCCGCGCCGCACCGCAGCGGTCCAGCGGTGTGCGCCGTCGGCGATGCGCTTCGTGGCGCGGCAGGCGACGATGGCCGGCAGCTCGTGGCCACCTTCCATGACCCGCGCCAGCTCGGTCACGTGCGCCTCGCTGACGCTGTTCCGCGGATAGAGGCCCATGTCCAGATTCAGCTCCGCGACCGGCACAAGCTCGCTCATGACGGCTGCCATCCTTCCCCGTCCAGCTCCATCACGCGGAACCTTCCGAACGGTCCCTTCTTACCGGGCCGGTAGTCGCCGACTCCTGGGAACTTGCCGGCGATGTGGAGAATTGCCGCGACCATCGCCGGCGCTATTCCCTCGTCGTCGTATTCGAATTCGACGGTGCAGGCCCAGTCGTGGACGAGCGGCCGGGAGCGCATGATTCCGTTGCCCTGGACGACGGCTCGCTTGAGGAATATCTCCCACTCGTCGTCGGCGCTGGTGATGGGCTTGCCGGTGCTGGCGCGGACGAGCGGGCAGTACGGCTCGGACAGGAATACATTGGCGCCGAAACTCTGGACCATGCTGGCGCGGCCGCTGCGGCTCGTATCCCTCACTGCCTTGGCCCCGACGAGTGCGGCCTCGCGGAACCAGTCGGACGCACCGTAGAGCTGGTTGCCGCCGGGGACGATGTACAGCTTGGAGACGGCCTCGTCATAGGGCACCGGTATTTTCTTGCCGGCGCGCACCAGTTCGTCGGTGTGTGCGGCCATGCCTGCCGGGTTGTTCATCAGGAGGCCGTGTCCGACGCCCTCGATGCCGATCCGCATGATCTGATACATGGGTGATTCCCTTTCCTTGTTAGGCCGGGGCCGCGCGGGTCTGCGCGGCCCCGCACGTTTTAGGGCGCGTGCCTGCGGCCGATCGCGCGGGCGATCTGCCGCAGCGCCGCGGCCTGGCTGTCGAGGCTGTCGGCGATGCCGTGCAGCGGGTACGCCCACCGCGAGTCGCCGGGCTCGGACTCGGCCATCCCGCGCGCCGTGACGGCCGCTGCGGCGACCCGGTGCGCGAGGTCGGTGAGCTGTGCGGGCTGCAGCCCGGCGTCCTCTGCCGTCGGCTGGCGGCGCGGTACCGGCTCGCCGACGGGCGGCCGGTGGTTACGGCGCGGCATCGAACTGGTCGCCTCCCCATCGCTGCCGGGCGCCCTGCCGGGTCACCCCGAACGCGCGGCCGATCTCTCCCCACGTGTAGTCGCGGGCGTGCAGCGCGTGCGCCGCGGTGGCCATCAGGTCGTGCAGCTCGGCGTCCAGCTCGCCGAGCGCGGCGAACGCCTCGAGGTCGACGCTGCCGCGGCGGGCGGCGTGGCGGAGCATCCGTCCGACCACGTCGAGGTACTCGGTGTTCTCGGTGCGCCGCTCGGCCCGGTGGCCGCGGCGGCGGCACAGGTCGCTGCAGAAGCGCCGGCGCCTGCCTGGCAGCGCTCCGCCGCACTGGTCGCACGCCCGCCTGCCCGGCGACAACGAAGGGTTGCCGCCGGGCTGCGCGCCGGGAGCCGCGCTGGTCATAGCGTGTCCGTCCCGGCCGCGGGCGGACGAGCCGACACGGGCTGTTCGGTTAGCTTCCAGGTTCCGCATGGCCAGGGCGCGTGGGCGCCGTGCAGGCTGCACTCGGTGCACATCGGCGGTCCGGTCAGGCCGGGCAGCGGCATGTGCCGGTCGCGTATCGCCTGCCGCTGCTCCTGCAGCCGCCGTATCTCGGCGATCACCTTGGTCAGGTCGCCGAGCACGTTGGCGATGGCGTGCACGGTCTCGGCCGGGTTGGCGTCGAGGCCCGGGCCGTTGACGGCCGCTCCCATGAGCAGCGCGGCCAGCGCGGCGCCGTGGTGCTCGCTCTGCGCGAGGTCGGAGGCGTTCACTGCGGCTCCCCGTCGGCCGCTGGCGGGTTGTCGGGCTCGGCCGCGGGCGCCGGGTCCTGGTCGATCGCCGCGGCCTTGACGGGCCGCTTGCGCCGCTGTGGCGGGTGGACCGCGCTCGGCGTGATCGCCTCAGTCATCCCCGGCGGCCTGGTCTCGGTCATCACGCACGCCAGGCACAGCCCGGCCTTGTCGTCGGCGGGGTCGGTGAAGTGCGGGTCCTCCGGCCTGCACTCGTATTTGGTGCCGCAGCCCGAGCAGCGGACTTTCTGGCCTTCGAGGCCGGTGGCCATCTTCAGCCCGGCGCCCATCTCGGCTCGCGGCGCGCCCGGGCCGGCGCGCAGGATCACCGCGGCGCGGGCGACCGCGCTCGGGTGGCTCCCGTGTTCGGTCAGGTACACCAGCGCGATCCGGATCTGCCGCTCCTGGTGGTGCGTGACGACGGTCAGGTGCCCGAAGCATTCCGGGCAGTCGACCAGGTCCGGGTACGGGGTCCCGAGGATCCCGCGCGGGCCGCTCGCTCCGCACACCGCGGCCTCCGGGTGGAACGGCGCGTAGTGGATGTCGCCGGCCAGGCCGTGCAGCGGCTCGATGTAGTAACCGGACTCGGCGGCCGCGCCGTCGAAGGTCAGCTCGGCCGCGCCGGCGTCGGCGCCGATCTGCGAGAAGCTCACCGTTTCGTCGACGCCCGGGTACTGGCGATCCTCGCGGTATGCCTGCGCCAGTCCGTACTCCGGGTCGGCGTCGACGTACATTCCGGTTGCTGAGTTGTGCTTGCCCATCGTGCGTGTCCTCCGGTTGGCTGGATTCCTGTTTCGTTAATTCGGGCCGGTGCCGCGGACGAGCCGCAGCCCGGACGTGGCCAGCCGGATCGCCTTGACCATCCCCTGGTGATCCGGGTCCTCCTGCGCGGCGCGTATCGCCTCGAGCACGATGTCGGCCGCCAGCTCGTGCGGCCGCCGGCCCGCGGCCGCGCACATCGCGCGGAACATGTCGACCTGCGCGTCGCCGAGGATCCGGACGCTGGTCCGAAGGGTCGTGCACGTCACCGGCCGCGGGCCCGGCCGCCGCGGCGGCACGAAGATCAGGCCGTCCTCGCCGCCGCTCACTGGTCGCCCTCGCAGCCGCGGCGGAAGGTGCGCAGCTCCGGGTCGTACTGGTACCAGCAGACGAGCGTGTCGAGCGGCATGGTCTCGACCGAGTCCGGGTCGAGGCCGGACGGCCGCCTGCAGTGCATGCACTGGCCGCCGTCGACGAGCCGCTCGGCCAGGCGCAGCACCGCGCGCACCGGGTCCAGGGACGCGTCGGTTTCGTGGTGGCCCAGGCTGCTGTATTCGGCGACGGCGATCCACACGACCGGCGCCTCATCGTCGTTAAACCGGAGCTGGAAACTGTCGGCGCCCGTCCGGCCGATCAGCGCGACCGCCGCGGCCAGCCGCGGGTCGGCGGGCGGTTGCTGGCCGCTCATAGCTGGTCCCACGGCATGTGCCAGACGCTGATCTGCGCGCCGGGCTCGGCGAGCGCGCCGGGCTGGCCGGTGTACTTTTTCCGCCCGGTCCAGGCGACCACCTGGCTGTCGTCGCCCCAGATCCCGGCGAGGGTCAGCGCATCCTCGACGGCCCGCTGGTACTTCCCGCCGTCCGGCCGCACGTGCGGCTGCGCGTTCGCGTACGCCGGCTTCACCAGCCCGGCGTTGCGGCCGGTGCCGTAATGCCCGGCTGGCCGCGCCACCGTGACGACGAGGGCCAGGCCGAGCGGCCCGGTCATCGCCGGCCCGGTCCTGGCGAGCGCCGCGGCGTTGATCACCGCGTTCCGCCACGCCTTGAATGCGGCGCGGGACTTCGGCCGCCTGGCTTCGGTCATGGAGATGCTGCCGCGCAGCGACGTGCCGCAGCCGGGGCACTTCGGGATGTGCGGGCCCGGCTTCACCTTGATCAGGCTGGTCAGGTAGGCGGTCTTGTTTCCCTGCGGCTGCGGGTCGCCGTGCACGGTGATCGTCAGCGGCGCGGTCCGCGCCTGGATCCGGCCCAGGCCGTCGATGGCCGGCTCGACCCGTGCGGCGAGGTCGTGCAGCGAGCCGCGGACCGCCTCGGCGGCGTGCTCGACCTCGCACCGGCACAGGCTGGCCGGCATGCCGCACGGGTCGTGGATCAGCGCGGTGTCACTCATCGTCGGGGAACGGCAGCGTGTCCAGGTTCGTCCTGGCCTTGAAAAGATCGGTGAGCAGCTCGAGCGCCGCGTCATGCAGCTCCCCGGTGGCGACTTCCACGTGGACGATCCGCGCGGTCGGGATCGTCTCGTGCGTGTCATCGTCGGTGGTGACCCGCTTCCGGTTCACCCGGGCGATGATCACGTGCTCGGCGTCGGGGTCGGCGAGCAGCGCTTTCTCGATGCTCGGCAGCGCGTTGCGCTCGAAATCCTTGGGCAAAGTCGCCCACATGCGAACGGTCATTGTGCTGGGCCTTCCTGTTCGGTGAGAACTTCCTGGAGTTCGGCTGCGCACCCGCGCAGCGCTTCGGCTGTGATGTGGCCGCGGGTGCCGTTATTGCGCTCGGCGACCTCGGCTTCGGTCCGCCAGTCCCGGACGAGCCGGGCGGCGGCGGCGAGCCTCTCACCGTCGGCGACGACCAGTTGCTCGGCCAGCTCGAGTGCTTCGCGGATCGCGTGCATCGGGTTGGCTGGCGTCGCGTGGCAGTGGTGCTGGCAGATGCCGCCCGGGCAGCTCCCGCACCGGCCGGTCGTGCATTCGGTCATGACGACCCGGATCGCCGAGCGCGACCACGTCGGCTGGCTGGTCATGTGCTGGTTCCTTTCGTTCGGCTGGGCAGTGTGGCGTCGCGCTCGAGCACGGCGCGGCGGGCGGCTTGCTGCTCAGGGCTGTCGGTGCCCGTCGACCGGAAGGCGGCAAGAAGCTGGGCGTAGCGGAGCGGGTATTCGCGGGCGAGCTGCGCCAGGGCGCGGCGGCTGGCGCGGTGGTAGGCGACGTCGCGGGCGGCCTTCGCAGCGGCGGCTGCCGGGCTGAGGCGGCTCATGGCGCGGGCCTTCGGGCGGCGACGGCGATGGGGTGGCAGTCGGGGCAGCGGGCGACGGCGCCGTCGCCGACGTCGACGTGGCGGGTGACCCGGTCGCAGCGGCCGCACCATTCGGGCCGCGGCTCGGGTTCGGCGCGCGGCCGCGATCGCGTGCGCGCGCTACCTCTGTACTTAGGTATAAACGCCGTCTGACCGGCCGCCGGTCCACCGGCGTTCGGTGCGACCTGCGGATTCGTGGCATCGCCGCTGGTCGGACCGGACGCGGCCAGTGCGCGTTCGGTGGAGGCGGTGTCGAAGACCTCGAGGCGGGTTGTCCACCGGCCCCGTTCGCCCTGGATCCGGTGGACGAGGACGTAGCCGGCTTCGCGCAGCTCGAGCATGGCCGCGCGGATCGCGGTCCGGCTGTCGGGGTTGTCCTCGGCGAGCATGTCAGCGGTCACGTGCCACTCCGGCGGCAGCGACAGGAGCATCACCAGCAGGCCGCGGGCCCGGAAGGTCAGCCGCGTGTTGCGGGCGATCCCGTTGGGCACCACGACGTACTGCTGCGCGTGCTGGCTGCGGTGGATCGTTATGCCGCCGCCGCTGCTGGTCACTCGCTGCTCCTAAGCCGGCGTGGTGGTGGGGGTTGGCGCAGTCGGCGTTGACGCAGCCGGTGGCGCCGGCCTCGAACTGGCACGTGGCGTGCTGTCGGCTGCACAGCGGGCATCCGCTGCCGCTCGGCGCGGCCGGCTTGGCGTCGGC